TTATTTGGCCTCCCATGATTTGCTGAATTCGTTGTCTTTGAATAAAGCGGCCAGCCCAGTAATCTGTTTCAGCCGAATTACTTCATCGGCGTCCATACCTAAATGTTTCATAATCCAGCGATTTGATTTGCCCATATCGACTAATTCCCGAACAATATTACTCATCAGATCAAGATCATGGCTGCCACGAGCCCGATTATGTCGGATGGTTGAAGCCATTCGTTCTCCGATTGGCTTGTCGATGACTGATACAGGAAGCATTCCGTGCTCCCTTTCATATATGTCTTTGTGCTTGAGCATGACCGAATACCTGTGGAAGCCGTCTACAATCTCATACATGTCATCGTCTTTGTGGTAATAGCAGACGATAGGCATCGTATAGCCGTCTTCTTTGATGCTGTCATATAACAGCTTCATTTCTGGTGGCGCTACGCTGTTTGGATTGTATTCATTCGCTCTAATTTTTTCAATCGGGACTGCAATTACATTATATACCGGGCTCTTAAATTCTTTATCCATGGTTAACCTCCTATATGTTTTTATATTTTTCAACAATAGCTTTTTGACGAAGCGTTAAATCCTTTGTAATGCTAAAACATAAACCTTTACATATGTAATCATTTTTAATGATACACATGGCCATGCGCTTCCAAGTACACAGATCCTGTTTATTATCAATGCCTGGCAATTCATCTAATATTTTTTTCGCACGGATGACTTCTTTATCACCTTTTCCGCGCTTGCTGAATTTATGCGTATTCTCATAAGCACCTGGCGCTGTCGCTTCTATCTCTTTAATAAAATCATCTCGGACTGGGCATCCAGTCTTCGCCCAGTATTTGATGAATTTTATGAATTTGCGGCGATAGTTGTTCGCCGTTTCTTCTGGAAGCGTCGTAAGCAGGAATTTGCAAAAACTTTTCCAAGTATGCCCCTTTGGCAACGTATACTTTGCGCTCATGATTTTTTTACCTGCGTATATATTGCCAAAATTAGCACCGGATACTCGATTGACAACACGTGCCCACGTTTCCGGCTCTATAACGCGGAACATATTCAATCCCGCTTTAGCCTCATTGCCAAAAGGTTCATCTACACGCATTTTAGATAGTGGAACACCGGCACGATAAAACAAATCGTACAAATGGTTGTACGGTTTGCCAAATTTTCCGTAATATGTCCAGTCGTCCTCGACCGTCCAGTCGTAGATGGGATAGAAGCTATAGCAGCTATCTGTCATTTTTTCAGACCAAGGGACAGATTTCCCATTTTTCGTAACGTAGTTGTTCTTTTGAGCTTGATCAGCAGCTACCGCTCTCCACCGATTCAAGCTTTCGTCGGTACGAATACCAACGAGTTGAGCTGTCTTCGCTCCTTGTCCATACCATTCTCCCATGTATAGAATGAATTTTTCAAATGGCATGTTTTCTTTATAAAACTCAAATGGATTATTTTTCAGATTGATAACCCATTTATTTTTAGGCATGGGGCGCACCCAAATCGGTTCTTTTTCCGGTTGCCACCATATCCATGTTGGTTCCAGATATGACAGCGAATTCGGTGATTCCATTGGCAAGCAAACCCAGAATGGCTCTACTACGTCTTCATTTTCAGAAAACATTTTTTCTACATAATCAATGGTTTTCTGATAGAAGGCCTCGAGGTCTAGAAACATAACACCCAGTTTGCGCTTACGCTGCCTTGCAATATCAATCGCCATATTAAGTACTACACCGCTGTCTTTTCCGCCAGAAAACGACACAATAACCTTATCAAATTCATCAAAGATTAGATTTAGCCTTTGCTTGGCGGCTTCGTACACATTTATATCTGTATATGTTTTATTCATGTGCATCCCTCCTAAATGTAAGCCAGTTCTTTCCTTTTTCTGAAGAAACTACAAATCCAAGTGTTATTAAAGTCGATTTCATGAATTTACGAGCGGTAATGGTTACCTCCTGCTTCTGTGAATCAACAATCTTTAACGCTCGCTTCAATAATTCCCGGCATACGCCTTTTCCCCTTGAATCGGCGCGGACCCACATTGAATTAATGTGGGCTTTATTTTTTTTAGGTTCTATAGAAATAAAGCCCACTAAGTCATTTTCATGCTTAGCTAAAATCCAAGTCCAGTTATCTTCGTTGGAGAGTGCATACCCATCTAGGTCTTTACGGACACTCCTGGATGCAAAAATAGGGCCCAAGGTTACCCAGAAATCGATTGGATCTAATTTTGATGATGTTACGCTAAAACTAATGCTGTGTACCATAGCCGTCTCCTTCCAGCTGTTTATTTCTCTCTTGAACGCTTCTACCATATTTTCTTTCCGGTCCAAACATTTCAAAATAAATTCATCTATGGTGTCCTCCGCATAAATGTCGTAAATCCATACTTCACGATCCTGCCCAATACGATGCACCCGGTCTTCAGCCTGCATCCGTGTTGCCAGGTCAAAGTCATTGTCATAAAAAATCACGTTGTGACAGAATTGTAGATTCAAGCCGAAGGCTCCGCAGGTTTTATTTGCTATTAAAAACTGAATATTTTTAGCAAACGCCTGGCGGTTTTCCTGTCTTTTTTTCTGCGGGATTTTACCAGTGAAGACAGTATATGCCTTTCCCATTTTCTTCAGCAAATCACCTATCTCATCGATTTCTGCTTGGTATTTGGCAAAGATGATGCATTTTTCATCTTCTATGTAATCATCTATCATCTCCTGCAATTTGAGCAGCCTGGGATTTTCATCAGCTGGAAATAGCGGTCTGGTCTCCATTCTTTCAGTCGGACTAGTTGTCACTAGCCTTCCAGACGTCATATGCTGGCAGGCCGTAAATAATTTATAAATCGTATCAGACCGCATCTCATCGATATCGATAAGATAGCGATATTTAACGTTCTCGTATGATATTCTTTGTTCCTCTGTCAAAGAAAACGCTTCCCGGCAATAGTTTTTCTTAGGAAGTTCCAGGCATTCTGATTTCTTTACCTGGTACGTATACGGGGCTATTTTCTCGGTCAGATAATCTACGTTCAAGACGTTTTTTATACGCCTTTTATCTATGATTTTACTGCCATCTGGCAGTCTGATTTCATAGTATTCTATGTGATTGGCGGCAAAACTATAATACGACTGATAGCCCAGGATTCGCCAATCAAGGATATACCATTGTGCGAACAGATCAGCTTCATTTTTTGATACCGGAGTGCCGTTCAATATAAGCTTGTATTCGCACTTTTTACCTATTTCAATAATTCTCTCTGTACGGATTGCACGCTTGTTTTTTACCAGCGTGCTTTCATCGACCACTAAATATGGTCGATGAATTTTAACCAGTTCTAAAAGTTGTAAATACAGCCGGTCAGAAGACGAGAGGCTTTCAATACCTCTCACCACGATATATTTTGCAAATTCTTCATCCGCTGCATGGAATTTTATGTTTTCTCTTAAGTTTGCTTTTGTACTGCATGGGCAAAGCCATAGAACACAATCTATTTTACCAGCTCCCCATCGGCGCTGAATAAGTTCCAGAGCTGTACGGGTTTTTCCGGTGCCCTGCTCCATATACAGGGCACCGACTTTCACATGTTTTAATTTATCTACCGCATTTTGCTGATGCGGATATAATTTTGTAAGCATTTAATCATCTCTCAAATCATCTAGGACATCTCGACTTGATGTTAAGATGTCTTTTAAGTCCGGCTTACTTCCGTCTATAGTTTCATCTTCCACTATTGCGGGTGATACACGAGGAACACCTTTAATTTTTTCTTCGGCATCTTTAAGCAAGGTTTTCGCTTTTTTAGTCACGGAGAACTGATACAGGTTAACAAAATCATTAATTTCTTCGAAGTATTCTGGTTTAATCATCATGCCAACACCTGGCACCCATTTCGCGCCAGGAAGCCGTTTTGCTTCCTGGTAATAGCTGGCGTCACGATGCCAAGTAATATAGAAGTTGCCACCATCTGCGTCAACCCATTTATATGATCTGACTTTAAAATCACCATTTATAGTTTTTTCTTTTAAAGACTTTTTGGTTTCGATGGGTACACCGGCACTTAAGAGTCGGTTGCCCACTTCTACTATTCGATCGTCTGCGGTTCCCATTTTTTCTGTTATTTTTAATTTCCAGGTCCCCGAGCGCCATTTAAAGCCGCATTTTTTCACGCAGTTAATTACGTTATCGTCTTTTTCGGACTTAACTTCTATGAAGTCAAGGTGTTCTTTGATGCGCGCTATCGTATTTGTTCTTTTTTCTTCAGGCACGATAATTTCTGAAATATCATCGGCATCTAAAAGCATGTTTTCTGCTTCTTTTTCCTGCTGATATTCTTTCCAGAAACACAGTAATTCGTCGCTATAATGCCGCCTATGGTCAATCCAGAAGCGGGCTTGATTCTGCTGACAGAGCCAATCAATAAATTGTTTTTGTTTTTCAGCGGCTTCGCCATTTCTTCTTTGCTTTGTTTTTAATGTATCGAGTTCTCGCTTGATGATATTGTCCCTAATCGTCAGAGCCCAGGAAACCTGTTTAGGTGTTCCTTCTAATTCAGGAAGGCCAAATTCTTCAGCCTTTTCTTTAGCAACAGTAGCTTCTTCAGCGCGACGCTTTTCTATTTCAGCGTGTTCGCAAGCCGGACAGATCTGTGTTTTCAGCCATTTTACTTTACGTTCTCTATCAGCCGTTTTACCAAATAATTGTACGGTTCCGGTATGCCCACAGGCGTATTCAATTTCGTATTTCATATAAATCAGCTCCTTTTCTTTATCTATATTATACCGTTTTCGGTGCGCCATGTCAATACCGAAAACGGTACACACGAGGCCAAAAAGAAGCCATCGTATAAAGTAAAAATCCCTTATACGATGGCTTTTTATTAATTAGTCGACATCATTTTCACAAGCGCAGCTGTTGAATAGTTAGCGTAAATTTTTTGTACTTTCAATCCGTATTCATTGAAGTTAAAGGGCTGTTGCAATTCATATTGTACCTTCTTTAAGAATGATCTACTAGTGTTTGTTGGTATTGTTATTAAGCGTAAAACTTTAACAATGTGCGTAGTAGCTTCTACCAATATAATTTGAATATCTAATCCTGCCCCATCTGGTATTTCAGGTATTGATATTTCCGTGTCTAAATGTGGACTGTATGGGACGTCCATCCACTCAAGCGTCCCTAGTTTTATCAGCCAGAAAATCACACCGTCTAAATCAATTACTTTAAATTTAGCTTTTCCTTTTTTAACCGACTGTATTTCTTCTGTTGTTAATCCCGGAAGTTGCATAACGAGCGTCGGCATACCTCCTGACATAGTAAAACAAATTTCTCCAGGGGCGTTGAATGGTAAAGGCGAACCTACTGCTAATTTAGTAAAATCACTCATGTTTTTTCTCTCCTTTTTCTCTACAAGCCGCTTGTATGTAAGCGGCCATACTAAGACCACATGCATTTGCCCACGTTTTTATTTGTTCCTTAGTCCCTTTTGGGACCCTGATAGTTATTGATTCATAATTTTCTCTGATCCACTTTTTGTTTGCTCTTTTCCTACAGTTTAACACAACATCACCTCTTATCATATTTTTTAATGAGATTACGAAGCATGATAGCACAATCATAGTCACTTGCCCTTTGGTATTCATCAAAAAATTTATAATTAAATCTAATATTATCTAAGTCGATGAAACCAATTTCTTCACCAATTATTTTATAATCAACGAGTCCCAATTTTTTAGCCGGTTCGAATTCCTTCTTCACGCGTCCAGGCGGGATTAAAGCTGAATACACATCTGTATACCCCTCATCATAATTTAATACCCGGTCAATGAATAAAGGTATTCTATAGAAATACATTGGAAGTTCTTCGAAATATGCAAACGAAAGACCATTTTCACCGTAATGTGGTATAACAACGCGAGCTCTGCGCTTTTCCTTCCCCGCAAGAATTTCCTCTTCAGCTTGCATGCTGGCCCATTTTAGATTGAATGCGTTCATTTCCATTTTTGATTACCTCCTTTTCCTTTCTGCTCATATTGTACTGCAAGTAGTACAATATGTCAAGACTTTTTGCACAAAATAAAAAATAGCCCCTGGTCACTCTTGTGACCAGGGGCCGTACATTATATTGAGTTATATGTTGTGCTACTTGCTCATGTCAGACAATCCAGTCTGGATACTTTTGATGATAGTATCCACTGTGCTGTTGATGAGCTTGATATACACAGAGTTACGGATTTTGACCCACGGCGACGCTGTGCTATTGATTTCAGCTTGGAGCGGGTCGGTGATTAATTTAATCTGCGATTCTACGAGTGGACGGAGCTCGTCTACGGTGATGCTCGATACGACTGCCGCCGCCTGGGCTTTCGCAATTTCAGCTGCTTTCTGTGCCATGACGTCTAAAATTTCTTGTTTATCCATTTTTTATCCTCCTCGAATTACTGTAAGCTACATTCGTAGTCTGTGACGCCGCGGGCAATAGCACGGGCGAAGTCATCCCATTTGTCTGTAAGCAAAGCCGCATCATCGTCATTATCGATAAATGCTGTCTCTACGAGTACTGCCGGCATGTCGGTATGACGCAGTACGATGAGTCCCGGCATCTCTTTGACGCCGCGGTCTACGGTGCCCAGTGCGCTGACAATCTGGTCCTGGATGCACTGCGCGAGGTTCCCGCCGTTGCTCATGCGGCTGTAACACTCTACTTCCGTGCCGCGTGCGCAGCCATTTGCCGCGTTGCAATGGATGCTGACAAAGACGTCTGCCGGCCAATTGTTCGCATCCGCACAGACGGCAACGGGGCGGTCTTCGTAGCTGCTGTCATAGCATAGGTTGTCCGACTGCAACAGTCGACATTCACATCCTGCTGCTTCTAAGTAGCCTTTGACAACTTTCCCAATTTTGAGTGCTACGTCACACTCACGAAGACCGCTATCAGGATTGACCGCGCCGCTGTCGTAGTCGATGTCATGTCCTGGGTTAATGTATACTCTCATTGCTATCATTCCTCCTATTTGTAGTGGCGGTCTTGATATTACCGCCGATATAGCCGAGTAGGCCGCTGGCGATACTCATTGCCAACTCTTTCTGATCATAAAAAATGGCCAGCACCAACGCTACGACGAGACCGATGATGACCGTTAAATCCACAATATTAATCTTTTCAATCATAGGCATCACCCCTTATACGTTACTTTGCCATCATACGTAATAGTGGCAGCAGCCAGCGCCTCTTTGATGGCCTGCGCGACGTAGTCTTTCGTGGCGTACGTGCTGGCGATGTTGTTCCCGCTGGCGTCGGCAGTCGCCTTGCTCGATAAGCCGTCTACATTACACATGATAGTGGCCCGGTTGATGGAAATCGCCGGCAATGTCTTTGTCGGCGCCACCATTTCTTTGTACGTCGAAGACCCCAGCAAGTTCGTTTCAGCAGTAATGATTCGCCATGATGCCGAAAAATCTGTATAAATAAAATATTTGCCGCCTCCACGCAGGTAGAAGCAGGCATTGGAGCTTTTCGTAAATTGTATATACGAACACGGGTCGACATTGGACCAGGAATAGTAATGGTTTAAAATGGTGCTTCCGGCATCAGTTGTACCCCATCCTCCCGCCCTGGCGACGACGTCAAGTACGCAGGTAAAGCCAGCACCGTGCGTAGACCAAGACGGTTTTGACCCGCTATTTAGCTGGACCGACAGCATCATGCGCCTGTCGCCCGTATATGGGATGCCTACCACGCATGGCCAATACGTGTCATCGGCATATTTGGTCGTGTCCGTCAAATCAATGACGTTTTTGATGAGATATGAGTATCCGCTATCATTTTGGAGCGCTGATGTTTTAGTCGGGATAGATGGCTTATCGCTTAGGTCATTGTAGCTGCCGGACGTGGCCACGGTGGCAAATCCCGGCTTACCAGTCACGCCAGACCAAGGGACAGCCTTAGCGTTGTCAGCAGTCCCGATGACGTTGCCGTGAAAAGCTCCGTCTGCCGGCGAAAAGTAGGTCTTGAAATTCCCGTTATACGCTAAACGCAGATAGCAGTTATCGTCATCGGCCAAATTAATGACTAAATTTCCTTGGTCGGATGCGGTCGTCTGGTAGTAAATACCAGCCCAGTCCGTCGATCCGCTCCAATACAACCCCTGGCTCTTTCCGGTGTTGCCGATTCCCTGGAAGGCGAGCTGTCCCGTCATTGTCCCCCCAGATAGCGGCAGATAACTGGTATCAATGCGTCGGCCTACACTATCATAGACGGCGCTTTTAGAGGTGACGTATTTCAGCGACGTCCAGGCTGTGGCGCCGTCGCCGATTTTGAAGAATGTCGTGTCGGTCTCTACCCCAAGCTCGCCGTCCAGCAATACAGGGTTCTTGGCGGTCCAGTTGGCCGCCGTGTCATGTCGGCACTTGAGCTGCGCTTTTACGGTTTTGGCCATGGTCCGTCACTCCTTTTACGCATTGCCACAGTCCAGGATAAGCGTGTCGCTGTTGCGGATGAGGTCGGCCGAGTCCGACAGATCTGTCGATTTCGACGACTTGAAAGCAGCCACAAACCGCGCCTTGGTATAGTACAGATTCGTCCCTTCGGCCACATCTGACGTCGTCAGCACGACGTTTCCTGTTTTGCCGTTGACACTGGTAACCACATCTGTAGGCGCTTTGAGCTGTACCCAGTTGGCCAGGGTCGACGCCGGGGCCTGCTTTAAAATCCAGGTGCCTGTGCCATCGGTACGGATAGCGATGTCGCCTTCCTGAGCCGTGAGGGCCAGCATCTCCGTCTCGTTGGCTACGGTGTGGGGCTCTGAGATGGCGATAGCCGGGATGACGCTTTCGCTCAATTTGCCATTGGCATCCAGAATCGGGACATTACCAGCAGCTGTACCGACATCTTTTGTGGCCGCTGTGCCGACGCCGCCGACGTCTGCCGTCGTCAGGTTAGTTCCAGCTGTGACGCGTCCTTTGGCGTCTACCGTTACTTTGCTATACGTGCCAGCTTTGACGCCCGATGCAACCAGGGCGACAGTGATGCTCGTACCAGCCGAGCCGTCAAAAGTTGCCGAGCCAGTGGCGTCCCCGGCAATGGCGATTGTTCGGGATGCAGACAACTTATCTGCGCTGGCCACATTGGAGACGTTCATGGTCCCATCGGCCGCAATCGACACTTTCCCGGTCCCGGCAGCGGTCTTGACGCCGCCGATGGACGCCCCACCGATGGGCAGGCGATAGACCAGCGTGTCGACGCCGTCGATTTGGATATAGCCGTTCTGCTCACTGGCGCTTACTAGTACGCCGGCATAGTGCAGGCCGACCCAGCTGGTAACGCCGTCGCCCAGTTTAAATTTACCCGTGTCGACTTCGACGCCCGGCTCCCCTTTCGCCAGTACCGGGTTCTTTTCGACCCATGTAGCGGCCGCATCGTTACGCAGGTATAATGTTTTGACTTTCAATGTTTGTTCGCTCATGCGTGCCCTCCATCAATTGCAATAATGTCATTATAGTCAGACCCGACGCAGTAATATTTCCCGTCGTCCGGGGCGTATCGATACAGTTTATTTTCTGTCGTATCTCCGTACAGGACGTTCACGTCGCCGATATTGGGAAAGTGGAAGCGACTGTCAAAGGGAAGATATTCTAAGTGTGTCAGCGCCGCCGCAAATTCGGCCTCTGTGCCCGTGTAGCCGTTCTGCACAGCTACGTCATAGGCACTATAGCCGCGTTCGCCGCGCCGGGCGAATTTAACGCCGATACTGCCGGTATCTCCGATGTGCCCCGACATATTGTGACTACCGTTAATCTGGGCTTTTAGTGTCGCCATTTTATCACCTCGTTACGTCTGCAATGACCCGGAAAAGGCCCGGACCAACGGTCTGCACGCCGCCGCCCTGGGTCCGGACCTCGATGTCCCATACGTAATCCCCAGCCTCCAAATCGGCCGTCATGTCATGGGTTAGCGACACGACGCCGTTTTGTACAGTGGACTGGAAGACATACGCGGCATCGGTGATTTTTTTCTTGACGCTAAAAACAGCAGTATAAGGTCCGATGTCCGAACCGTCTTCCTGTGTCAAATTTACGTCAAAGCTATCCGTATCGCCGCGGATATGATAGATGTTTGTGCCGATTATTTTCAGCATTTATTTCACCCTTTCTTGCAAATCGTCCAGCCGATGATGCGCCGACGCGGCTGACGCTTCGACTTTTGCCAGGCGTTCAGCCATATTCTGCCGCTTCTCTTCGACCCCCCTGATATATTCTTGCGTGCTCTCGATGAGCTCTCGGAGTTCCTGGATAGACGACGACAGTGGCTTGATGACAGCATAATTAAAGATGACGCCGCACAAGCTCAATATCCCGACGATGACGCCAGCCATCTGTACCAGCGATTCCATCACGTGCCTCCATTCGTGTCGGGTTTCGCCGTCGTAGCAGCATCACTAGCCGGCGCATCGGTCGTAGGTGCTACGTAAGCGATACATTCTTTATTCGGGCATGTGCCGTCAGATTTCAGTTCACTGCCGCAATACTTGCAGTACTTTTTTCTCTTCCAAAAACTCATGCTGTTGTCACTCCTTCCACGGCTTCTTTATAAGCCGCTGTCATGTCTTTATAGTCCTGCTGGATGCTGGCCACAGCGTCGGCATTGCCTGCCAGGGTGGCAGACTGCAAGGCGTTCAGCATTTCCGACTTGTTCGCTTCATATTCGCTGGCAAGCTTCGCTTTTTCCGCTTCCGCCTTTTCTTCGGCTGTCGGCTCCGGTGCGACATATGGTATAGGCTTGCCGGTCTGCATGTCGCGGACGCAGTTGCTCATATACTGCTCAAATGTCGCTTGGTCAATCAGTTCGATAACTGTGGCATCGCTGGCCAGTTTTGCGGCCTTTTCTTTATCCGCTTTCAGCAACGATTCACTGGACGGGTCCGTCGGATCATATTCGCATAAAATCGTAACGACGCGGCGGCCGGACGCATTAAATCCGGCTACATAATGCTGATTATTCATGCTATCATCTCCCTAAAAAAAGATTATGAGGTGGTAAAAATGAGAAAGCCTAATGGCTATGGTTCTATCAAACATCTGAGCGGACGTCGGCGGCGGCCGTTTGTTTTTGTAGTGTCTAAAGATGGGCATCAGCGACCAGTTGCGTATTTCGCGACGCAGGTGGAAGCGGAAATTTTTGCAGCTGATTATAACAAAATTCATCGTCATCACTCCCTCCCTGGGCATCAAATCACGCTGATTGAGCTGTACCATCGCTGGCTCCCGGCTCATATCGCCGATACAGGACCATCACAATCATCGCTAGACAGCTATAGGAACGCTTTTAGGCATCTGACCGACTTACATTACGAGCCAGTCACCAAACTGCGCTATACGGACTATCAGCGCATCTTAGACGGCATGAAGCGGCACGGCTTATCGTACTCGTCACTAAAAAAGGTGCGCTCACTCATCTCTTTGCTCGAAAAGTACGCGCTGAAAACGGAGATCATCACGAAATCATATGCCCCGTTGCTCTCTATCGGACGCAATCGGCCGGTCCGGCCACATCACACGTTCAGCCGGCAGAAAATCAACCGCTTATGGAAGTCCGTTGACAGCCCTGGCGTCGATACGGTCCTTATCCTGCTCTATACCGGGATGCGCTGTGGTGAGATGCTACAACTACAAAAAGCTGACGTCCATCTCAGACAACGCTGTATCCGCATCACACGGAGCAAAACCGCCGCCGGTATCCGCATCATCCCCATACATCACCGCATCGCACCACTCATCGAGTCCCGCATGAAAAGCCCAGGTGATGCGCTTATCTGCGATGATACGGGACGTCCGTACAACTATAGCCGGTACTGCACAATCTGGCGCTCTATCATGCAGCTTATCCGTGCCGAAGGTCACACAACCCACGACTGCCGACATACAGTAGCGACGCTGTTGGATAATGCCGGCGCGAACGAGACAGCAAAACGCCGCATCCTCGGTCATGCCGGCGGTGACATTACGGAACGCGTCTACACGCATAAAGGGCTGCGACAGCTCCGTAAATGCATCGAGCTGCTTAAATAATTGTTACTAGTGCGATACTATACGAGCCGCCAGCGCTTGCATAAAATACGTCTGCTGTGCAGCTCTATCGCTGTTACTATTGCTACTCATAAAAATAGCAAAATCAACGTCTATCTGAGTTTTTCTTGATCCGGATAGGCGCTCATTTTGCTACTTTTGCGATTCTCAGTTATATAAAAATTATTGATAACAACTGGTATTCGAGTTATCTGTTTAATCATTTCTGACTTTGTATACAGTGGGGAATTATTGATGCTCTCAACGATGCAGTGTTCACGTTTCCCCTGGCGTTTAACAGGGTCTTTGCAATAACAGGAAACAAATTATCAAATGACAACGATTGGTCAACGGCTGCATTTAAATTTAAAAGTTACGATTCAAAAAAATGTGTATTGTATTCAAACGGGATAGGGAAGGCAGCCATAGTAGCTATCGGGAGTTAGATACCAATGGCCATCCAATAGTGCCCGCCACCAGATGCCGAACCAACCATCATGCTAGTATCGGTTATGCTATACACAGTATTGGCATTATCTGGCGCTCCGGAATGATTAATTGTTGAGAATGCTGTAAAAACAATTTTAAAATTCAAAGGAAAGACAACCTTTACCTTATTAGTAGCATCATTGGTTACTCCCCACTGTTGAACAGTGGGGATACCAAAATAACTCAAGTAAAGGTAGTTATGCAAATATTATATATCCAGTTAGTTTTACTGAATTTGCAATACCGGTATATAGTTTAAGTGCCGACGAAAATGGTGACCCGGACAACCAAACCCAATGGGGTGTAGCAAATGATACATTAACTGGAATGAGCCTTTGGACGTGGCAAACTCCGGTAAAAGGATTTTTCTGGGTTGTAATCGGGATTTAGACAGTGGATAAATATAAATTCTAATGGAGGTGTACAAACATTTCTATTTCCTATTTCTTTTCGCAGCTGTTTAGCCGTCCTAGGTGAAAGATTTAATGCCGGCGATAATACTGCCGACCTATCCGCGACTAATCTGTCATCAACCGGGATTACAATTAACCCTAATGGGTCAGGCACATACTATTGTGTAGCTATGGGGATTTGAACAGTGGGGAGTGGGAAGTGGCACTATCACCTTCCCTGTTTCTTTCGGGAGGGTATTTAGCGTCTCGGCCTCTCCCGTATCGCATACAAGTTCATTAGAAACTGGATATGTTATTTCAAAGCAAAGTAATACCGGTATAACTATCAATCGAATTATATTATGGGATACACAAGCGAATGGCGTCGATCTTAGCGGGTCAAGTAAATACAATTGGGCTGCTATAGGCATAGACTAATTACCAATGGCAATGTATCGGACTCTCCAGCCGTTGCCTCCATTTACACTACAGATGAAGTTGCTACTCGTAATAGATTTTACACAAGGAATACTCGTCCCTGGACCACCAGTATAATTATCTGTCGGTGTTTGTAAGTTCGTCATCACCACGAAGCAGTTGTTAGTAAAAGCGACTGGGAAATTGTGACTATTCCAGCCACTAGATTCAACATAACTTCCCCACTGTTCATACTCCAAGGGCAATCCAATATAAATGCCTTGTGCCATCACTAACAGCTCTATAACAAAATGTAATGCAATTTTTACTGATTGCCTTTGCTAAAAATTCAATGTAGTACGCTAGACGACTGTCATTAACGCAGCATGTAGTGAAATAGCATGCGTTTGAAAAAGATACTGGTAATGTTGCTGTTACATCAACCCAATCATCGGTTCTTTTCCCTGTCACAACTCCCCACTGTTGAACAGTGGGTAAAATCAGCTATAGATGATAAGTCGTATGATGATATAGTGTTCCCGATTGCGCTTACAAAAGTAGTGTTTAATATCATTCCGGTTGACTGGGATACATCTAGCATCACGAGTTCACGCAATTATAATTTTACGATTGTAGATAGTCGTGTAAATTTAAAAACAGCAAGAATTACAGCCAATGGAAATGCCGGATTGTATAAAGCTGTAATCATTGGCATATGAAACTAATTGAAGGGCTAAGAGATGATTATCGCTATTGTGCCATCGGGTATTAAACTCCTATGGCCAACCAAAAACCATCGCTGTCAGCCCTGAGCTGGAATGAGTTTAATTCCACATTTGATACCCACACCCATTCACCACTATAACAGGTAGCCTGCACCTTGACGAATTTCGTAAAAGTAATTGGATAGTTAGTTGTTTTATTTCTAGCTCCATTTCCCCACTGTATAATTAAGCCATTGGCAAATTTTACATACCCGTTTTGCGTCAAGGACTGCGCTACGATGCCCCCACACGTACCAGCATTCGCTCCGATTGTCGCCCGAACAGCATCGGCGCTGGTGTCATCGAGGATGGTGCGAGCAAAAGCGGACAGTGCCGTCAGGCCGGCCGATGAGGCGCCTGTAAAGTACGGCAGTTTATCGGCCGAGGGGGTGACGCCTGCCATGGCGAGCAGAGAGTTGACCAGGGTAATCGGGATCGTGATATTGCCGGACCCGTCGAAGTTTTTGGCCGTGCCGGTCAAGCCCGTGCCCGATACGTTGATACTGCGGGGCGTGGCTAATTTGGTTGCACTAGCCGCATTACCGCTGATATTAATACCCCATGTACCACTAGCACCAGCACCGGTTTTTGTAGGGGCCCAATTTGTATAGTTATTCGAGTCAAGCAGGCGCGCCCAAGTTTTTTGGTCTGAGCCATAACCTGAACGGTACCATAAGCCGTCCTCGTTGGCTGAACACTGATGGTTATACCAAATATCGAGGCGCGTATTATTTCCCGGTAACGACACAACGGCGCCATAATTATACGTGCCGCTAACGCCTTTTGGTAGTTTTCCGCCATATTCTTTAATACCTATTTGGTTCCAAAGTGTATCTTCTCCCGTTGCGGCGGCGGCTCCGCGATAACGCAAAAAACTATTTTCGTGATAGCCGTCAACTTTATCTGCATTAGTCGCACTATCCGCATTAGAAGCATGGTTAGCATTAGTAGCTGCATTCGCCGTATTTGCTTTATCCGCATTTGTGGCATGAGAAGCGTTTGTGGCTGTATCAGCATTACCTGCTAAGTGACCCTTGAAATTCGCCGCCGTCAATGTTTTCGTACTGCATGTGTAAGTTAGGTTTGGCGATACAGTCTGCTTCGTGTTGTCACCTTCCCACGATAACCAAACTGGCCGCGCTACCGTGCTTGTCTCAGTCGCCGGCGAGCTTTTGAGCGTGTTCGCCGTTGTCGCGGTATCCGCATTTCCATTTAATGTGCCCTGAAATGTGCCGGTCTTCAGTACGTTCGTTGATGGATTATACTGGATACCTTCATTATATACTGGTTTTGCGTTGTTAGTGTTATCAGAGAACCATACATTACGGAAAGCATTTACAGTTCCTTGTACAAAGTTTTTAATCGTGTTCGCCGTATCAGCATTGCCATTCAAACTGCCGGAAAAAGTAGGCGCCGTAACCTTACCGGGGAAGGAAGTATTACCCCCTGCATCTAAAAGCGTAGCCGTCCGGGTCGGTGTTATAAAGTTGTCAGCTTTACCGTTGGCATATTGGCGGACGTAAATCGGTTCCGTACCGTCATCGGCTGTTGCAATTTCAGCGTATCCATTATTCGAGCCGCCGACAGCGATACGGAACGAGTCATTGTTGCCCATCGTAGCCTTGACCAACTCGCCGACGGTACCAGATGATACAATCGTGTGAACTTTCTTTGATGTCCCTACGGTGACATTGTCCAGGTTCGTCTGGCCGGTGCCGCCATTACCGACAGGAAGAGTCCCCGTCACACCAGGTGTAATATTGGTCGTCCCGTTAAACGAAACAGCTGACGTCGACGCCAAATTGGTCTGGATAGTCCGTGCCGTCGCCAATTTAGTCGCACTGCCGGCATTACCTGCGATGCCATTAGCATGCGCATTGGAATCCTTTTCGTGGTTACTTTCTTTAATTCCCGCTGAATCAATAGCATCTTTTAATCGCTGGTCATTAGAGAACAGCTGCTGTGCCATATCATTTTCTAGTTTTGCATGGACGGGGTCGCTGGTGATACGCTGCGGGAAGCCGTCTGTGTTGAAAGCCAGCGAGTTGTCGATGCCGTTTTTCGGGCGAGTCTGGTTATTGACCGTTTCCGGAAAATCCGTTTTCCATTTATCTAAGTAGTTAGCCATTGTTTCCACTCCATTCTTCCGTGTTGGTGCCATATGTGTAGGTCCCATCAAATTTAATTTTGCCGTCCCAGGCCCAGCCTAAGTATACATAGCATCCCAGGTGAGCTGGCTTATAAGTCTCGATGGTCTTTCGCATCTCTGTGATGGATGCGGCGTCAGTACGAGTCGTAAAAATGATAAAATAGTACTGGTCGTTGTGCTCCTCAACGTAGCCATTGCCATATGCGCTAATGATGTCCCTGACCCGTGACAACGTCGTTGTTTGGGAGCCACGCAGCGCAATCAGGACACGTGCCCGACGCTTTCCGTCGGAATCGCCCGGATCTGGATGAAGGTCCAGGAATTCTTCCCAGTCCGCAATCCCCCAAGTGGCCGTGGTGATAAAGAATTGCTTCGTCACATCGATGAGCCGCAGGCGCTGCTTTTCGTGCTCTGCGGATAAGTTTTTCATTGTCTTGAAGAAAGTCGGGTCCTTCTCCATGAACTGTGGCAGATAGCGCTTGAGGTCCACTGGGACGACCCGAAGGAAATTAAAATCAGCCATTGAGCGTCACCTCAGTGCAACGGGCTATCTGGTCTGTCGTGACCGTGACCATGGTCGAACTGCCGTTGATGGTCAACGACTCATAGTCGGATACACCACAGCGGGCATTTTCCAAGATCATCTTCCCAATCATGGCGCAGGTGATGCGGATGTTGTCGAATTGATGCGAGCCGAAGTAATCGTTGATGACGGCTTGGATTGCTGATGCATCGGCATTTCTGCTGTTCAGTGGTTTCACGGCTACCTTGACCGCAAAAATCGTCGGAGCAGCTACGGTAACGGTAGCCCCGATAGGACGCACGGTCTCAATGTAAGCTGCAACTTTTTTCTGTAGATCAGCAGATGCCGGATTCCCGTTTGTATCGGTAATCAACACTTTGACAGTGCCGTTGCCATTCCACAGCGGTATGACGACGGCTTTCCCAACGCCGGCCACGGAGGTAGCCCATTGGATATATTCGTTCTTATTGCCCGACGTGACCGGCTGGCGTACCTTGAAAATAAGGCGATTATACAGGGATGCGTCGTCTTCCTCGTCGAAGCCGTCGTGCGTCGCCTGGGCATTGGTGACACTGCTGATACCCGGGATGGACATCGGGATGACCGTAATAGTCTTGGCGTCGACATTGCCCTTTTTACCGCCAGCCGTACATTCAATCGGGATGTCCCCGCTTTTTGTAATCGTAGCAGCTTGGGTCGTATAGAAAGCCACCCCGGTAGGTGTCTGGAATACACTCCCTAAGGGAACCACGCCGTTCCCTGTCACGGTGACCGTCCCTTTCGCTTTGACGGACTGTTTGCGAACTACGCCATGTTCTTCGGCCCGCAGGTCCAGATATTCTCCCCAGGCGGTTTGTGCGAACCCAGCTTTATAGGCCTGCTCCCGTTCGACTTCCTGTTTGGCAAATTCAATGCTGTTTGCAGCTAGGACGTCATAGGTAAATGTGCCCTCATAACTGGAAGCGTCATTGCCGACGTTCTGCTGCAATTCGGTTAAAATCTCATCTTGTTCACGTGCCTCATACATCCACGCTCACCTCCCCGTAAATCGTCGAAATTACAATGGATATGGAAACCTTGTCGCCGTCGTGCGAAATGTCTACACTGTCGATACTCTTGATATATGGATTCACCATGAGGCACTCGACGATGACGCGCTTGATTTCGCTATAGCGCTGTTTTACGCCCATGACCTTGCCGATAAAGGGCCTTAACTCAATGCCGTACTGCCAGCTATAAGCCAGATAGCGGAAGCGCTCTGTACTGAGGGCCTTGTAGATCCACACCTTGATGGCCTCGTCTTTCTCAACGATAATGTGCTGTCCCACCTTATCATATAAAAAGCAGTCCCGGTCAAAGTCCCAGGCATATTCTTTCGGAACCGGCAGGTCGGACGTATAGGTATTGACAGATACGGCCCCGGTAAAGGGATATTCTGCACTCATAATTTCACCCCGCTATCTGCCAGCCAGTACAGCTGCTCGTCCTGGCCGTAAATCGGTATCAAGAGGACCAGCGTCCCCGGTTTCAGCGTATCCGTCCAAGTCTCATCGTTATCAATAGGATGATTGTGGCTCTCATATGCCGCATCCCCGGACCCGCCGCCCCGGTTGTTGGTCTGGCCGACCATATGCCTGGTGTATCCAGGCAGCAAATACCGCGAGCAGTAGACGTCTTTGGCTGTGATTTCAATATTGTTCATCTTGACCACCAGCGACGGCGGCGGACTTACAACGATGCCGACTTGTGCACCGCGTGGGAGGTCGCCCTGTACCACGCTATGCATCACATCGACGATGGCCGCCGCAGACTGTGAGGCCGAAGGGATTCCTGCCATAATGGCCACCTCCTACATATGACTCGTTTTGATGATGGACGTCGGCGTCATGCCGATGTTATAGATACCGCCGGTTCCAACAGCCCCGGCGCCGCCGTTCCCGCTGGAATTATTGCCGACATATTGGCCATCGCCGGCATAGACGACAACGTGTTCGTCGCCATCAAAGACGACGCAGTCCCCGACTTCCAGGTTCGACTCGTCGAAAGGAATAACAGCATCCCCTGCGTCAGACATTAACGTCGGCACCGATGCGACGCCGTTGTCACATTCTTGTTTCAAGAAAGGACTATAATAGCTGCCAATACGTGTGGCTGCTTCGACGCAACCGTTTCGACCGTCTGGCATGGTAGCCCCTTCCCAAGCGGCAAAGCCAGCTTGTACGCCTGCTGAGGCTGCTAAATTAGCCCCGCCGATAGCGGATGCGGAGCGCCCAGTCTTCGTCGTGATGGGTTTGGTCGTATCTTTCGGCTTTTCTTCTTTGTTCATAAGGTTTTCGAACTCGATTTCCAGCCGCATCTCGTGGATGCCGTTCTCGAAGGTATGCGTATCGGACTTGATCCAAAATTTCCCGCACAATTCCGTCAGGATGTCCCGGATTTGGATGGAGTATGACGATTTAGCGGCATAACTGCCCGTCATCTGGAGTATACCGGAGCGGTCGGGGCCATGGAACAGCTTATTGATAGCCTCCTGGGCATTGTCGTTCGGGTTCGTCTTATAGACGTCCTGGACCATGGAGTACTTCTGGATCCACTCGTCTTTCGTCTGGTAGCCTGTAACGTTGCCCTGCTGGTCGGTAATCATGATGCTGTTGACCATGTCCTCGATGGACTCCTTGTATTGGCTGTTCTCGATATTGACGTACTGGTCCGCCGCCAGTCCTTCGATGAGCTCGCCTTTCTTGATGACGTCCAGCTCATCACCACGCATGATAGGATGGAAGAGCACGTCCGGGTCGTCCTTGTTCTCTTTGTGCGCATTAATTTGCTTGGCCGCGTCGGTATAGGCAATCATGATAATCTGATAGCCTGTCTTTTCCTGAGCAATGAAAGAGACTTTCTTCCCTGTCTCGGCCAGTTTCCCCGCTTTGATACCCAGCTCACTGCATACGGCTTTGGCGATGTCCTCGGCCAGCATATCCGTAAATTTCCGCGTCGTCTTGGACCGGCAGAGGATGAAAAGATTGTCATAAGCCGTGACTGTCACCGTGGACTGTTGGACGTCTTTTTCGATGGAGTAGACGTTCCCCTGGAATTGCAGGTTCCCGTCTTCATCATAGCCATAGACCGTCTCGCCGCAGTTGATGACGTAGTTCGGCAGGTTCGGGTCCCGGGCGTCCTGAACGTACGAGAAGGTCAGTTTCCGGGCTACTTGCAATCGAGAGCCTTCCCAGGTGATTCGCCCCACTGTGAGGCGGGACAAATCATCCATTGTTTCGGTCTGCTTCGTCGTCTGGTTGCCCTTATCGTCGGTCGTGGTTTCCGTCTTGACGCTCTTATGCTTGATGATCAATTCTTAATCACCCACTTCCGGATCTTGCCAGCATTATTGATGACCAGACTCTTGAGGTTATTGCTCTTGACGACGCGGCGCCAGTGGTTATAGTCGCCGTAGGCTTTCTTAGCCACGTCCATAACATCGCAGGCCTTTTGGAAGAGGGCCTTGCCCTTGTTGACGTTCGTCTGTTCTTCCTTGATTTTCTGGTCCAGGTCGACCGGGCGGACCTTGAGGCCCGTCTTATCATCGATAGGCTTGTCATTGTTCGCCATCGGGACATTGAGTTCCTTGTATTCCGTAAAATTCAACGTGTAGTAAATATCACGGCTGCCGTCCTGCTCCCAGTAGGAAAATTCCATGATGCCGCACATCATATTGACCGGAGAGTCTGTAATGATGACGCGGACGGCTTTCCGTGCTGCTTTCCACTCAGTCAGCTTCTCGACGCAGGCTGTCGGGTCTGTATAATCGCCCACGACAAAAGGATAATCATGCGTAAGGGAGGGAAAGAATCCGGAAAAGGACAGGGTCCTGGCTTTCGGCATCCCGAAGACCAGGGCTTCCCCGACCTGCGTGATGTCGACAACCTTGTTTTTTTGGCCATCGCCGACGGTATATTTGGCCGGCGTGACCGGCAGGATGAGTTTCCCCGTCGGCCCTTCGATGATGATTTCCCGCTTCAGTCCGGCCCCTCCACCATTAGAAAAGATGGCCGAAAGGACCTGTATAGTATTTCCTAACCCTCCCAGGCTCATCAATAACCACCTCCGTAGTTGATATGGCCCTGTGAAATCAGTTTCGCCAGTTTATAGGCGATACGGTCAATGTCGGCCTCTTCGCGGACATAGAAGGTATTGCCTTTGATGACGACCGGGCCGCTGCCAGACGACTGTCTGTTTTCCAGTTCGGCTTGAATCATCCGCTCCGTTGTGGCATGTGGATAGATACGGCTTCCCTGCGGCAGGTCGACGATTTCGCCGCCCCGTTCGTTGATTTCCGTCCAGCCGCCGGCGTAAAATGACGAGCCAGTTGCGTGGCCGGAGAAGATACTAGGGATGCTGAATGAAAAAGAGCTGGCCGAGGAACGTATATCCGCTATAGTGCTCTGTAAATTTCCCCAGGCGCTCTTTGCACGCTCCGAAAGCGGGCCCCATACGTTCTCTTCAAACCATCCCGTTACGCCGTCCCAGGCCGCCTCAGCTTCATCCTTGGCCGATTGGAAGGCACTGGCAATGTTGCTTTCCGTGGACGAAGCACCGCTGCTGATTTCTTCCCAGGTTGTCCCGGCCGATTCTTCCAGTTCGGCCAGATAGCCGCCGGCGGCGTCTTTCGCATCGGCAAAGGTCTGGCTCCATTCCGCGTTCTTTTCATCAGCTACCTGACAAATCATATCCCAGGAGTCGACGCCGGACTGCTTGATGCTCTCCCAGGTATCCGCCCCGGACTGTTTGATGCCTTCCCAGGAGTCGGCCATATACTGATGCAATTCGGCCTGTTTAGCGTCCAGCCAATCAGCTGTGTCACTCATTGATTGGCGGACACCTTCAAAGGTATTGGCTATAGTCGGGCCTAGTTGAGCAAAGGTCTGGCTCCATTCCGCGTTCTTTTCGTTGATGACCTGGCTAAAGGAATCCCAGTTGATGCTCTGGAAGGCTTCGGCCAGCTTCTGGCCGAGCATATCACCGCCGATGCCTCCGGCGATGCCGCCCACGATTGCACCGACAGCCGTTCCTGCTCCAGGAATAAAAGAACCGGCAGCAGCACCTAACGCTGCACCGGCTTTCATACCAGCAAAGCCGCCGGCAAGGCCAGCTACATCCCGGCCAGCCGTAGACAGCTTTTCTCCTTCCGGGGCATAAGCCACATCAAGAGCGGTTCCACCTAATGCGATAGCCGACCCAATCCATGGCACCCTTTTCGCCCAGCTGCCGAGCCGGGCGCCCCATCCTGGTTTCGGGGTCCCTTTGGGAGCCCCTTCTGGGACCGGAACCGGTGCGTTTGTCGGTGGTGCTGAAGTAGGCGCCGTGGTCGGCGCCCCTTTGCTGTTGATAATGACATTCGTCGCCGTGACGACCATATCTTTCACGGACGACGTGTTGGGAAGCCCGTTCCCGCCGGTCGGCGTGCCGCCCGGGAGATTCTTCGGGATGCCCTGAATGACGTCTTTGACCTTCATGGCCAGGTTGTAAATCTTTTTCAAACCAACGGCTAAGGCCCCGCCTGCCAGCACTGACCCGATACCGTCAAAGGCCAGGAATTTGTTTTTCAGGTCGTTGATGCCCTCGCCCACAATCTTGATGACGTCCGTCACCTGCAAACCGTCATCAATAAGGCCGGAAAAATGCGACGTCAGCTTGCCGAATTCATCGGTAAAGCTCCGCAAGCCATCGCCGACGCCATGGTCTAAGAGCTTAATGGTCAGGTTTTCCCAGGCGCTCTTCAACCGGAGCAGAGAGCCGCGCAGGTTGTCCATGGCCACCTTGGCCGTTTCATGGGCCGTGATGTCTTTCATGGCTGCGTTCATGTCTTTGACGCCCTTGGCGCCTTCACGCAGCATGATCATGCCACCTCGGATAGCGTCCGAGCCAAACATGGTCGACAAGGCGTTCATCTTTTCTTCATCCGTCAAACCGGATAAATGCTCCTGTAAAAGGCCGGCGATGTCCGAAAGGGACCGCAGATGCCCTTCCTGGTCGAAGAATTTAGACGTTCCTTCGTCGGTCAAAAGGCCGAGTCTTTGCATTTCTTCTGTTGCCTGTTTCGTCTGTGGCGAGAGGTTCATGAGCATCGTCTTCAAAGAAGTACCGGCATCAGACCCTTTCAAGCCGTTATTGGCGAAGACTGCCAGGGCCGTATTGGTATCATCGAAGCTCATACCGACCCCGGCTGCAACAGCCGAGACAGCAGAGAGTGAGTACTTCAATTCTTGGACGCCCGTTGCACTGGCATTGGCCGCGCCAACTAAGACGTCTGCTGCATGAGTGGCGTCATCCATATGGAAGGCGTTCATAGCCGTACTCATGATTTCCGCCGCTTCCGGAAGGGATAATTGGCCGGCCGCCGCTAAATCGAGAGCAGCTTGTGAAGCATCACCAAGAACATCCTTAACGCTGACGCCGGCTTTCAAGAGCTCTGTCATCCCCTGGGCCGCTTCTGTCGAGCTAAACTGCGTATCCGCGCCGAGTTCCAGGGCCTTTTCCTTGACGGCATCCATGGCTTCCGCATCCAGTCCTGTAACTGCTTTGATTTGCGACAGCTGAGCCGTGAAGTCAGAATAATTCTTGACGGCATCAAAGACGCCATATCCAAGGCCCGCAAAACCGGCAGCCTGTACAGGAAGACCGGCCATGGCCCCAGCAGCCATTCCGGATAGCTTATCCTTCATGCCACCAATATCACCGTTTTGTTTGACGTTGAGGGCTATAGTATAGGCCTTCCCTTTGAGCCCGTTCAGCTCCGTCTTGACCTTCTGGATTTTCGCCGTGGCGTCGTCCTTAGCGCGGATAGTCGCTTCATAGATGCCACGGATGCCCTGGAAGGACCGTTTAGCACGGTCTGCCTGGCCGGCTGCTTTGACAGCCGCTGTACCGGCTTTTCCCATCCCCGCGGCGGCCGCATCCGAGGCGCTCCCCGTGTTTTTCATGGTTTCCGTCAAGCCCTTGAAGCCGGACCTTGCTTTATTGACCTGCGCCGTAAACTGGTCCTTGAGTTCCAGCGTAGCGCTCAAAACATAGTTGCTCACAGCCTAACGTCCCCCTTTCTTCAATGGCAGCGTCGCCAAATCCAATTCACGCTGCTGCTCCAGGCAGACAGCCTCATAGCAGAAAATCTTTTCCAATCGGTTCAAGCCGAAGAAATAGTCCAGTCGATGCCCACGGAGGACCAGGGCGGCCGCCGTAGCCGCTTCCCAGTCCTCTTGGATTAGTTTTTTACGTCTTCATGGACCTTCGATTCGATGTCTTTCCCATAGCCGGACAGCTGGGAAATCTTACGGGCAATGGCCGGAATCTCGCCGGCATCGAACAATTTGTCGATGATGTCCGTCGGTTCGACGCAGCCATAGGCTTGCTGCAGGGTGGCATCCCTCAAGTTCGGTTCGACGACGGTCTGCAAGATGCAGTATTCGTCGGAGCCGTCGGTGATGGCCATGATTTCGGCCATGAGGCCTTTCGTAATTTTCTTGACCGTCAGCTTGCCGACGCTGGTGTCGAGGTCAAAGGTTTCCTGCTTCTTCTGTGCGATTTTGTCCTTTTGGTTAATTAATTCCTGAATGCTAACTGCCATGGTATGTTTCCCTCCTATTCAACGGTTTCCGTAAATGCAGCGTCTTCCGGCGTGAAGCCGAAGGGGTATTCTTTTTCGATGACTTTCCCTTTTTCAAAATTCATAAGCGACAACTTGTTGAACCAGACGTTATCAAGCGTGATGCGCTCTTTCTGGGCGTCAATCATATCCGGGTCCTCGACCAGGCCGACCAGCGTCGTGCGCGGGTCATGACCGCTCTTCCAGTCTTCCAGGTATTTATTCAGATTCCGGTTGATGACGCTCTTGATTTTGAGCGTCCCCGTACCTTTGAGGGATACGATCTTACTGTCTACACTGTTCCCGATAAGTACATCTTCGCGGTTCGGTTCGACGTCGACTTCGAACGATTCAATTTCAAAGATGAGCTCGCCTTCCCACCATAATTTCCCGTGGGAGCCGTTCCAGCGCCGGTTGCCGCGATATTTTACGTCATATTCGCTTCTTGCCATTTGTCAGGCCTCCTTACAGCGTGAAATCAATCTTCAAGTTTTCCATGGCATCCACGAGGCGGATGTCACCGACCAGGGCCAGCGTATCGCCGGTATTGTACTGGCGGATTTCCATGACCGACATGGTCGTCGGGTCATCACCATGGAGTTTTGCGTAATTGCTCTGCCAGGTCGTGTCGATGTCGACCGTATTAGGCGCATCGGCATCCAGCACATTGCCCTTGATTTCCGAGAAATAGACCAGGATGGCCGAAATGAAGAGCATTTTGTGGTTGTAGTTGTTGATGACCTTGCCCACGTAATACTTCTTGAAGGTATCGCGGATGTCGTCGGTGACCAGGTCGATGCCTTCGATGATCTTGATTTTCCGGAACTCTTCGCCTTTATCCGTGGTGAAGGTCGTCAGGCTGTTGCAGGCGCGGGCAATCTTGACGCCGTCACCATCCTGTTCGTCAATGAGGAGTAGTTCACCCTTGTCAATCAGTGTATCGATGTCTTCATAGACTTCAACGCTTTCGACTTCGGTCAACTTGAAGTACGTGGCACTGCGGTCCAGAGCCAGGCCAGCCAAAATGCCGGCGATACGGGCCGTATACTGCAATGACGTGTACGTCGTATAGACCGGATTGCCGAAGCTGTCTGTATCGGTCTGTACTTTGATATCGTTCGTGCAGAAGTTAACGATGCCTTCATGGTCTGCGGTCTGGCCCGATAACACGGCCTTAAAAGTCTTATGCTTATTGTCACGCTGTGCCTTAATCCACGAGGCCAGGTCCTGCTGTTCCTGCACCGAGGCTGTCGGTGCGCAGAGCCAGTTCCACTTGATGTTGGTCAGCATCTTGAGGACATCGGCCTGGTCCTTCGTAGCACCATCGACATTAGTAGTCGGCAGCGTGTAGACCAGGATGCGGAGCGGCGTACCGAGCAGACATTTCTTGATCAGGTCCACGTTTTCATCCGTAAGGCCTGTATCCGGGATGTCGGAAACATCGCGGATAGTGTAATTATGGATTTCATCTTTGGTTTCGTTGTGCAGGATCATCGCTACAATACCGCGGGCACTGCGCTTGATAGCCGTCGTCCCCTTGGTACGGAAATTGATGATAATCTGCGGCATGCCGAACAATTCCTGTTCATTTGCCATATGCTATTCCCCTTCCGTTTGATTGAACTTGTTGATTTCCAGTTCCAGGTGCTGGGCCAGTTCGTATTGGATGCGGCCGGCATCCTCGAAGTTGTCACGGAAATCAAGATTGAAAATGTAATGCAGGATGTCATCGACAATGGTCATCTCTGCGTCGAGAATCGTAATATGCCGGTCCTTGACGGCCAGAACAGGGCGGAAAACTTTGTCCAGGGCATCGGCTACCTCGAAGACAGCCGTGCGGCTCACACGTCCCATTGCGTCTTTCGGGTGGATATAGGTAATGTCCACCTGAATCAGCCGGTCGCTGAACAGGTCGTCCACGGTCGTGGCCGTCGGCATGAACTCGACATAAAAATAAGGTGCATCCGATTTCTCGACATTATCGAAGTGCACCTTGCATTCCGGGTATTTTGTTTTCAGTACGTTTACGATGGCCGCTTTGATTTCACGCAGTGTAATCATTCATCAAGCACCGCCTTTATGATAGTATCGGCATCATCCCGGAACGTCTTTTCCGCCTGTAGCATTCCGCGATGGAGCATTTTGCTCCCCTTTACGAATCCTTTCCCGCCACGAGTCCGGTGTCCGTATTCGACATGGGCGGCATATTTGACGTTATTATAGATTTCTGCCTTGCCCTGTACCGCCCTTGACCGTTTCCAGTGGATTTTCAGCCACTCCGTGTCAACCGGGGTATTGTCCTGGACTTTTCCGCGTATCACTTCGCCTTCCTGGGCGACAAACTGGTTCATCTTTCGGGCTCCCTGTTCTTCGATTTTAGCTAATCGCTCATCGAAGGCGTCGAAGCCACCAAATCGCATCCCCATTACGCCTCGTCCTCTCTTCGGACACTGATTTCCTGATGGTCCGGATACTTGAAAGCCTTCGCTGCATTGAGCGTAAAGGTTTGGCCAACATGCACGATGACTAGGACATCGTTCGGCAAAATGTCGTATTCCGGATCCATGCAGATGCGCAGGTCCGTCTTTGTGAAGAACTCCCGCGGATTCTGACCGCTCTGCAGCTCTTTGCCGTATTGCGTCAGATGGCATGGGAGTTCCTGGTAGACGGCCTGCATCGTATAATCATCAGCTCCGTCGTCGTCTTTCGCAGTCTGCTGCCGGTATACGGTGACGCGGTCGGCATACATGTATTTGTTGAGCAGGCGCTTGCATCGCTTCCAGCTGATAGGACCACCCCCTAGAGACTCTTCGGGCGCCGATACAGGTTCAATTTAGGTTTGAGACGGTCGAAATCTTCTTCCCTGGGGTCCCCCGTCGAGGATACTTCCGACACTGCGAATTGATACGTCGTGTCGTTCTGGGTCAAGCTCTTCAAGGGAGCCCGGCCGCCGTCCTCGGCATCCTCCAGCCAACGCGTCACCATATCCTCGGCCGTAAAGACCAGGGCCTTAGGGAAATCTTCCCGGTTGCAGTAGTCCAGGACGTCATAGACGAATTTCTGGGCTAAGCGTTCGGCTTGGTATGTGTCTGTCGAGTTCTGCGTGACGGCATCGACGATTTTCTCGACCGCCTCATCGGGTGTGAGATAATTCATAGCTTATCCCTCCTCCCTCATCGGAGACTATTTGCCCGTGCCGCTGGTCGTGGTGGCTTCGCTGGTCGTGGTGGCTTCGCTGGTCGTGGTGGCTTTCGGAGTCAGGACCGCAAAAGCCGTTTCCTTAACCGGCAGGAATCCGAGGCGCATGGTGGCTTTGATGGCAACCATGTCGTTTTCTGCCAGGGACAGCGGCTTGTCATCTGCCATGGTGACGGTCGACAGGGTAGCTTCACGAAGTGTTTCATACTGAATCTGGTCGCGCAAGCCAATGAGCGAGTATTTCCAGTTGCCGGCGATGGCGCGGGCCTTCGTGGCATCCCAGGCACCGTTGCGGCAAAACTCAATCGGCTGAGCGTACAGCGTGGACTGGTCCACATCCTGTACATAGAGCTGGTTGCCGTTGGCATCACGCAGTTTGCGCAGGGAGTTTTTCAGATCATAACCGGCAACGAAGCCATCAACGTCCAAGCCCTGGGCTTCAACCGAGGCCATCGTGTCGGAAATGTCGAGGTCTAACGATTTATTCGTGCCTTCGGCAACGATCTGTTCGCCGGCAGTCGCTACCCCTAAGATATTTTTTGCAAACGGGCTGTTCGTACCGAACAAGCAGGCTGCGTCGATAGCCTTATAAAAGGCTTCGGCTACATAGGGCTTGATGGCCGAGAAGACGTCGATGGTCGTATCTTCCAGCTTTTCGCGGCTGACCGGAATGATGACGCCGATTTTCTTGGCGACCAGTTCCGGGAAAATCCATTTGGCAACGGATGTCTGGATTCGTTCCGTTTCACCGACCCAGTATGCGCCAGGGCCCGAGACCATAACCGGGAATTTCTTCGTTTCCGATTCCATCGGCTGGACCGTGGACAGTCGCATGACACTAGAACCGCGGACGACGTCCGCAATGATGTCGGATGCAATCGGGGTCGGCACGAAGCCGCTCAAATTGTCTTTCAAAAATAATTCGTCTGCCATATTGTATTCCTCCTCTTATCGTTTGGCCTGATTCTTGTAAATGGCTTCAAAGAAGCTGTTCTTGGCACTGCCACCGCCATTGCCGCCAACACCGGTGCCGCCGGCTTTCGGGGCCTTGCCTTTCAGCTTTTCATTGACGGCCGCTTCAACAGCCTTCTTGAACTGTTTATCAAAAGTCTTGATGCGGTCCATCGTCGATTCGTTGTCGTCGGCGATGAGGTAGTCCATAAATTCAACAGGAATCTTGCGGTCGGACAGGACCTTCACCATTTCGAGCTTCAATTCTTTCCGATTCAGTTCTTTTTCCTTGGCTTCCAATTCTTTCTTGATGGTTTCCTGCTCTTCCTTGGCCCGCTCTGTTTCGGACAATTTGGACAGCCGTTCGGCTTCCTTCTTGGCCTTGTCAGCCTTCTTCTGGTATTCCTTCTCCCAGCGGGCCTTAGCCTGGTTCACTGCATCATCAATCCGTTTTTGTACGTCCGCTTCCTGCTCTTCTTTGGTCTTGGTTTCCGGGGCGTCCGGGGTGCCTTTCCCACCCTTATCACCTTCAGTGCCGCCCGCCGTATCATCTGCGCCACCTTCGGTGCCGCCGTCGGCGAACCGCTGCAGGTCGAACTTGAATTCGTCTGCCATGTGTATCCCTCCTAAAATTGGCATAAAAAAAGCGCCTGATCACTCAGACGTTGAAAATATAAACTTGTTTAGGCGGCCCCGTCTTTCGTGGAGCCTTGTTGTACCAGTCTAAATGCATGGTGACCTCCTGCCCTGGGCATAAAAAAAGCACCTCGCCTTTTCTGAGCTCGATGCTTTAAGTGAAGATGTGAATTAAGCAGATTTCCCTTGTCGGTCTGTAAAAAACTTTTTCCAATGTGGGTTTTCATGGTCAAAAATTTCTTTTTCTTCTGTGGTAAGTTTTTGTGGATAATCCCGAAACAAATTATATTCTTTTTTCTTGTTAAAGCTGAATATCCATTCCCCAACAGCTTCGGTTTCTTTCCACCAAATCTTGTCATCACGTTCGTTTTTGTACCATACACTATTTGACATGGCCGCTTCCTCCCTTCATTTGTTGAGCTTCTTCCGTATTAATGTATCCTAAAACATCTTGAAACTCAAGGCTATCTCGCAACGATTCTATATCAATGAGTATAACATCCCCACCAACGGTTTTACGGCACCCAAATCGTTTTTTCAATGTATCATAGGTTGTTCCGTAAACATCAAAATCGTGCCATCCATTGGGGTATGAAGCAAAGTTCGATTGCAATTCAAGATATTGTAGCTTCTCGCCTGTATTTCGAATAACAGCAGCATGCTTCCCAGTTGCCATATAATATTTTTTCCCTTGAGGAATGGTTTCTAGCAACCTTATTGTCCCGTCTATTTCTTTCTTCACGCGTGTAACTGTCGCTTTGACGCCTTCTAAGGAACACATTTTCTTTATGTTACTATACATGGCAAATAGCTGTTGGCTGGCTCCGCCCCTAAAGTCTATAACATCAAGTCCGTTAATATTGCCTGCATATGCAAAAGCCAAAGACGAGCACGAACCAGCAGTCTCATCGCCGCCGCCTAGCCTTGCTATGATAGTATCATCATCTGGTTGTTGTTTCCATGGGCGGACTGCATTATAAGCAATATTCATCCCCTCTGCTTCGGCAATAATATACTTGTAATATTCAGAGCCTATTGTTGATTCCATTATACTATTTTTATGGGCAATATTCCACTCTCTAATTGTCATGCTCTTACGGACATATACGTTTTCCCACTCTTTATAAGTCATGTCAGCCGGCACATAATATGTCTTGCCCTTGTCATTTCTGGCAATGCGTGTCCCCGTTTTCTTCTTGTTCGGACCGTACAGGCTTCCCGCAATGGTAGAGCGGCAGTTCGGATGAAGCGGCGGGGCCGTACTGCCTGGCTGGTATTCATCGATGGGATAAACATGTCCATCGTGGTCCCGGCAGGTTGCCGATGTCCGCCGGTCCAGCGTCGCCGAAAAGCGGTAATACTTCATTCCCGCTTCCTTGATGCTGTCGAAGGCGGCCCGGTTCTCGGTAAAGTTCAGCTCCGTCCGGACCAGACGGCGGGCATTGCTCACACCGACGTCCATCCGGCGTGATACCAGCCGCGACAAGGTTTCTATATCCGTCCCACGGTGTGTGGCCTGGGTAACGACGTCTTTGATGGTCTTGCCGAGCTGTGCATTATCCTTCCAAATGCGCTGGCTGTAGTTCTTACCGCTCCAAGGCGTCTTTAGGATAGATAACACTTGTTTATCATCCACGGCCGTTACAGCGGCCCTCAGGCCTATTTTCTGGCCTATGTCGTATAGACTGTGATAGTAGAAATCTTGGTAAACCGTCGGGAAATACCTGTCGATGGCGTCCTCGGCCTTTTTCGTCAAGTCGGCCAAGTGGACCAGGGTTTCCGTGTATAGCTTATCCAGCCGGGTGATGCGGCTGCGCATGGCCAATATGTTCAGCTCCTGGAGGATGGCCTTGTCGCCGGTATCCTTATACTGCTTGAGGTAGTCCTCGATGTCCATACGCCAGATGCGGTATTCGCTCCCCTGTAAAAGCTGTGACGCCTCGACGTAGGTCAAGCCGTTGTCCTGGGCAAAACGGGCGTACAGGGCATCTATATCCTTCTGGATATGAGCCAGCGCCTGGCGGTAATAAGCAGCCAATTCGGCTTCCAGCTCCTGGCGGCTTTTCCTATTCCATTGTTCCTCCAGCTCCGTCATCCGGCGGGCCCAGTACTCCTCGTTCGTCATTCGTTACATCACTCCCATAGGCATCCTGCCGGTCCGCCTCTTCATGCTTGAGCTCATCCATTTCTGCGGCTGGATCTGCGATGAAGGGCAACAAGGACAGCAGCCGTTTCTGCGACACAAGGCCATACAGCTCTTTAACAATATCGGCCTGTTCTTTGATGTCGGCCGGGATGTTGGCCGTGAAGGTAATCTCAATGTCGCGGAAATCAATGTCGGCCGCGCTTTTGGTCCGCAGCATATCAGCAATCAGTTCAATGCGCCGCTGCAGCCCTTTCCGGAATGCGACCTCTTTCCGGCTGCGAATCTGTTCCATGCCAATCAATTTGTACTTGATTGCCACGCCCGACGCATTGCCAGAAAAAGCTTCATCGCTCATGTCCGGCACGCTCGAAAACTTGTGGATGTCCTTTTCCAGGCGGCTCTTCATATTCTCGATATACGTGTCATTCAAGTTCTTGATGAGCCATTTTGCGTCGCCCGTATTGTCCAGTAGCAGTACTTTATTGCGCCGCATCTCCTGGACGTCTTCCCCTGTAGTCCCGCCCATCCCGGCCAGGCACAGGTACGCGTCCGTGAAGTCTTCCATGTCGTCCATGGTACAGCTCTGAGCCAGATTGTATGCGTCAATCTGTGTGATGACGCCTTCGAAGTCGCCTTGATGAAGCTGGTTGTTCGCATATTCGACGATGGGCACCCCACTAAAGAAATGCGGCTGCGGCGCGCTGATCAGACGGAGCGTCCCCGAATCATACGAGTAATTCGTCACCGTGCTGTCATCGTAGACGTCGACGTACTCCTGATAGGTCGTACCGGCCAAGTCGTATACCCGGTAGTGCCGGATGCCCAGCATGACATTCTCTTCCAGCGAGGCGTCGCAGACCAAGATGACCTCCTCGGACGGGATGCGGCGGAATCGGATGTTCGCGTCGGCATCCATATACAGCAGTTCGTAACCGTCGCCGGTAATACTGGCTTCTTCGGCCAGTTCCATGTTGTGGGCGGCCTCGTCATTGTATTTAAAGACGTCCTGGAGTGCCTGAACTTCGTCCCCATTTCCGGTAAAGGAGGCATAGGCGACCGGTTTGCCGATGAAGAAGCCCGTATCCATGTCTGAGATATATTTGCAGAAATTGGCCACGACCTTGTTATTCGGAGCTCCATTATTCCGCGCCTCTTTATGCAGGATGTCGTGCTGGCCTGCATAGTAGCCCTTTAGCTTGAGGCAGTGATTATAATACCTGTCATGCCGCAAGCAAATCTGGGCTAGGTCCTGCACGGACAGCGCTGTCTTTGTCGTCTGAATCCTCATAAACCAAAATCTCCTTTCCGCAGTCCTGGAATGGCCGAACGGCGCATGACGTCATCCATGGCGTACCGCGTAGCATCCAGTGCGTGATTGTTTTTATCCGGGTAAGCGCTGATGAACTGCCCCTGCCGGTTCCGCTCGTACTCATACGTCACGAACTCCCGATAGGTATTGGGGCAGCGCCTCTTATCGATGTAGATATGGGACCGGTCCTGGAGCCACTTGATGCCGTGCTCTACGCTGTCGCGGCTTTTTTTGGCTCCGCCTACATGAAGGCCCATGTTCCGCATCTCCTGTATCGACTTTGGTTCGGCTGAATCGGCGATGATGCGCCCGGAGCCGGCCTTCTGCTGTATCAGTTCGGCGGCCCGGCTATTGGTCAGCTTCTGCTGATAGATTTCATCGAAGATGTATAGATCTTCTCTTTTCGCATCGTAGTGCATCGATACGAAGGCCAGCGGGTCAATAGAAAAGCCGAAGTCCAGACCGTAGTACAACCTGTCAAAATTCCCGACAAGTTCATTGCTCATGGCCATATCTTCCACGTTCTCAAAAACAGCGCCGCCAGTGCCAGTGACTTCACCGAGATACTCGTGACGGTAAGCCCGTTCATTCTTTGCTTTGAGCTTTTCCGCTTCAGCCAGGAACTGCGGCCCCAGCCAGTCTTCCGGCACGGTCAAATAAGTCGAGTGATGGACCAGCCGGTCTGGATCATCCACAAGGATTTCCTCGTTGACCCAGTTGTTCCGGCTCTTCGGCGGGTTATACGTTCCGAATACTTGATAAGACGGGCCACCGCGCAAGAGGGACTGCAACACGTTACGAATCTCTTCCATGCCACTGAACTGGTCCAATTCTTCGAACCATACTATGCCGACATAGCCAAAGGGCAGTTTGATGGATTTGACTTTTGCCGGGTCATCCAGCCCGAAGAAAAGGATTTTTTGTCCCGTCTTCTTATATGTGATTTCCGGCGGCGACAATTTGACGCGGAACTTGTCCAGAACGCCCAATTGCTCCAGCCCCCAGACAATCTGAGGCAGGACGCTGTTCTTGATGGTGTTGCCGACCTTACGGATGACGACGGCATGGATATTCGGGTCTTCCATCACCGATACGGGGATGCGGATACCGCCTACAAACGATGACTTAGCACTGCCACGGCCCCCCGCCAGCAGATAAAAGGTATGCAGGTGCTGTTCGACGTCAAAAAAGACCTCATCGAACGATGGGGCAATCAGATTGGCAATATTAACTTTTCGTTTCCGTTTTCGGTTCTCGTGCGAATTCAAAAGTAATATCCTCCTCATCGTTATCCGTGCGCAATTCGGCCACCTCGGCCTTGAGTTTTTCTTTCTTGAGTTCTTCCATGGCATCGAAGCCCAGGTACTTTGCCAGCATCTCCCAGGCCCACTTCTTGTCTTCCATTTTGATGCTGATGCCGTCTTTCCCCTGCTTGACCTCGGACACAACGGACGTGTCGACGGTTTTACTATCCGCCAGCTTGACGTTAAAGCCGTTAAAAGTGACATAGTCGCCCAGGTCTGCCCCGACGACCTTCAAGCAGTACTGCACCAGGTCGGAAACGCCGACGTCCAGATGGTGCTGCATGATTTGACGCAGCCGTTTAACTTCCGCCTGGACCTTAACATTTCTTAACAATCTTGAGCCGCTCGCCATAGCCGTCTCTTTATCACATTTATACGCTTTCAGGTACGACTGGAGTGCATTGTATGAAGTGGCGTAATACAAGCAAAAAAGCCGCCTCTTCTCAGTCAGTTCTTCATTACCATTGACCGATTCCAGCAGCTTGTCTTTTAACTTTTTCTTGGGTCGCAAGGTTGCAACTTTTTCCGGTTGCGGTTGCAACTTTTTATCCTTTGTTGCAACCTTCCAGTGGCGTGTGGCCCAGCTTTTAACCGTAGATAAAGATACGCCGTATTTTACCGCAATGTCTCTGTATTTCATGCCATTGCAGTAATCATTGTACGCTTTATCCCGTTTTTTATCGCTCACATAATCACCACCCACCTTCGTTGTTTTCCTGCAATGAAAAAAGGACTCGCTGCCATGTCCCGCTGTCTCAGACACGTGCAACTAAGTCCCTATCCGTATGTATTTGGCGGAAATGGATGGATTCGAACCATCGGGACGAGACCGCCTCATCCGGCTCCTTAGCAAGAAGCTGCCTTTAGCCAACTCGGCCACATTTCCATGGCTGGCAGGAACGGAAGGACTCGAACCTTCAACAAATGGTTTTGGAGACCACTACTCTGCCCGTTGAGTTACGTTCCCACGATAGATACGCCCCAAAAGGAGAGGGCGGAGACTGGACTCGAACCAGCAACATAGGAGGCCCCCTGGCTCTACCATTGAGCTACTCCGCCGTATAGCAGTACATGGGTAGTGACGCGATGACTATCCATGTACCGCAACCTAAAAAAAGGAGGCGCGTATCTGGTGACAGTGTGTGGGATGCGCAAGGGCAGCTAATGGACTGGTGCGTGACACGAGCCCCTCGCGTCATCCCCAACTCTCACGCTATTATCGTACCACGTCCGACCAATTTTTTCCGTATTCAAATATATTTTTTTCTGCGCGATTCTGTCAAAAAACGACACGAAAAAAAAGTTATCCACAATTTCCCTCATGGTCGTCTCCCTTCGCTTCGCTACCGTCAATAAATACTAAGCTCATCTGCATCGGGATGGATTCTTCGCCGAACATGGCCCCGGTCAGCCGCCGCAGTGCCTTCTTGTCTTCCGCCCGGCAGTAGGTCACGCTGGCACCGGCATAACGGGCCGTGCTTTCCCAGGACGAGCCGTCGATATACCTGGCTCGGATGATCCGATAGTCCACGGGATTCGTCGCTTTCAGCGCATCCAAGGACCGGTCCAGCTTGCGAACCTTCGGCAGTACTTCCAAGAGGGCCTGATAGCTGTCTTCGAGACGCTTTTCCAAGTCCTCTTGCTTAAAATACGCCCGCTCCTGCGGGCTGGCCCCATCTCCGCCGCCACAACCGCCAGCAGGCGACAGGCTGGGAACCTTAGGGACGGCCGAGAGCTTCAGCATCTCTTTATAGTCCTCGATTTCCGCCTCAACGTTCGCCACATACTGTTTAAATTCATTATAGCGGGTCAGATATTCCTTCACTAATACGGTGTAGTCGTTGTGATACATGATAACCTCCTTCGTAAACGTGAACAGCAGACAGGCATTATTAGCCTGTCCGCTATGAATCAGCTATTCAGTTTGATGTTGCCTGCCATGCTACTTCCTCCGTGCGTGTTCTAGCCGCCGCCTTATTTTCTCGATGTTCCGTGCTTGATAATCCATTACGTCGTTGTATTCCTGCCAGGCAGGCTTGGGCTTCTTTGGCCGCGGGTCCGGCTCCACATATGTCACCTTGACCGGGCCTGGTTTGTACCAGTTTTTCATCGCCTCACCGTCCTATTTAAAGATCATGACGAGCATCGTCACAAAGGCCGCCATGCATACGACGGCGTAAAATTTCATAGACGTGTCCTTTAAAGTGTTTCCACTTTTCCCCAGGTTTCGGGTAATCGCGTTCGTAGACAACCCCCATGTTATTCATCTCCTTATTCTCGTAACGTCTTCAGCAGCTCTATAGCTCTTTTCTGCCGTTTCATCATTCTGCCTACATTCGCTCGCGCCTGTGCTTTCGTTTTAAAACAATTCCCCATAGCCACTTTCAATTGACTATCGAATGACCCGAGAAAACCAGTACCTCTAACAACTCCGTTTTCATCCACGTAGCAGTATGCTTGACCCTCACGTGGAGTAAAAGGCTTCCTCATTTTTTGAGCCGCCCTTCCTATAGCAAGCTTGATGCCAATTTCGGGGTTGAAAGCATCGTTCGGATGGCATTTCGCGACGCCAACATATGTCGCGTCATCGTCGACGAATGTGACCTGGATTTTCCCGTTTTCGAACCACTTTATCGAGTTGGCCGTGTTTATCGGGAGCTCGTATTTTTCCGCCTCCCGCAAAAAGATTTCATTGATATACTTCCGAAAATCTGCGCTGTATTTCTGTCTGAGGTCAAATTTTACCGTCTTACTATCAGTCATTGCGTTCCCTCCTATGCTAATCATTCTTTCTTCATGTAATCTGCTATGATTTCTAAAATCTTTTCTTTTCTCATTTTGATTTCTTTTTCGTGTTCTAACAAAATCGCTTTATTATTAAAGCAGTTTCCAATTACATCGTTCAAACGATCGATGAATTCATCTTTACATATCCGTTGTACAGGACCGTAATCTCCAATACAGTAATAAATATCATCATTTCGAGGATGTAATGGCTTTTTTAAGTCCTCAATCATTCGTTCGGCGGCTATCTTCATCCCGGTTTTGATGTTGAAGGTGTCATTCGGATGGCATCTTGCATCACCATGCGCAACCACTCTTCCAGTGTTATTTTTTAAATCTATCGTCACTTTCCCGTATTTATTTACGTCAATCTTCATGTGCAGTCTATCGTAATCTCCGATAGCGGTTTCAGTCACTTCTTCAAGCAAGGCCCACAAATACGCAATAAAAGCTTTGCTTTCTTTCATTTTTTCATCGAATTTAATCGGCTTTTCAGCTTTCTTCTGACATGTTTTTTCAAATATATTTATGTCTGAGTATGAACGCAGGCCGCTAAATGGCTCTGCTACGCCTTCAACTCCTAGACAATTATTCCTGATTTTGCAGTTATTACAATTTCTATGTAGTACGCAATACGCTGCGATTGTGTTTACGGCCATCTTGGCCATTTTATCGTCGATCATGTCATTTTCCTCCTTGATTCCGCTTCAAAACCCGCGTCCGTGGCGAGCGTCGAAGCCTGGGCTTATGTCCATAGCATGGGATGCCTTTCGGTTTACATTCCCGGTCATCGGCACAGACCGGGGCCAGGTTCCCAGCCGGTGTCACCACATAGTGGATGCGGCGCCCAGCTAGGTTCCGATGGCAGTAGTAACATCTGCCCATGGCGGCCTCTTATTTCCCGTTGACTAAATCTTTGAGCTGTTTTCCCGCTTTGAAAGCCGGGGTCTTGGATGCTTCGATCTGAATCGGTTCGTTGTTGCGCGGGTTGCGGCCTTCACGAGCTTTTCGCTGACGGACTTCAAAAGTGCCAAAGCCGATGAGCTTGATTTTATTGCCCTGGACAAGCTGTTCAGTTACCGTATCGATGAAGGCATTAAGCATATTTCTAGCATCTAATTTCGTGCAGCATGCCTTTTCTGCGATTTCATCGATGAGTTCGTACTTGGTCATTTCTTTTGCCATTGTCTTTTCTCCTTCCAAAAAATGAAAATGTTTATTGCCTAGAACGGGATAGGTTCAGTTGTTTCCTGTCCCATGTCCTCTTTCTAAGCTTGGGGTGCAGTTCGTTGAGCTTGTCATCCGGCATGGGGATGACTTTGATTTCGGCGCGCGGCCATTCCGGGTCAACACCTGCGATGCAGCTGTAGGCCACATCGGCAATGTACCCATCATCTTCGATGATGCCGGCTTTCTCTAAAATGTCGGCCGTCGCTTGGACCAGCCCGAAAAGATCGGGCCAGCCCTTGCGGTTCGGCATGTAATATTCGACGTTCATCCGGGCCGCGCAAGCAATCGTGCGGAAGCTCCTCGGCTTCTGTGTCATTAGCTGGCACATGGCCATTTTTTCATAATCACGATACTGCTTTGACTGGATGAGTCCATAGCGGGTCTTGGTCATGCTATTTTTCTTTGTCATCGGGCGACCGTCGATGACGAATCGGTAAATCATTTGTTCAATCACACCATTCCTTTCTATAGCATTTTCTTGAAAAGGCTTTCAAAAATCGGGACGGGGATACTATTGCCTGCTTGACGGTAAAGGGTCCTCCGGCTATTAACCTGAGCGGCTGCATCAAAGTCGATATCGCTGTAACCTTGAAGCCGCCAGCATTCACGCTCAGTCAAATACCTATAATTTCCGTTTCCTATTGGCAGACATCCGCATCCCGGCGCTCTGTCCGGTCGTTCTGTAATCGTCCAACAGTAATCATGGATAATAGGAAGTCTCCTGACAGTTCCTGTCTTCCCGATTGCCCTAAGCATTGATGGAGCTTTAACCCGGTAATAATCATCAACAGGGCCGCTTTCCAGAAAAGCCCTGATATTGGCCATTGGCTTTCTTTTCAGATGGGTAAAATCAAATTCTTTGCCGCCCAAAATAGACACCGTGAAAATCCGTTTCCTGGCTTGTGGAAGCCCGAAATCCCGGGCATCCAGCAGAGCATAGGAGCTTATATACCCCATTTGTTCCAATTCAGACATGTACCATTCATGGTTATGCACCATATAGCGGCTTCTTACGTTTTTCACGTTCTCCCATATGATGATTCTGGGCTTCCATAGTCCCATATTTCTAACGATGCTAATGGTTTCCCACATGAGTGACGATCGAGTGCCACTCCCTGGGTCTGCCCCTTTTTGACGACCTGCAATACTGAAATCCTGGCAAGGGCTTCCGTGGATCAAGATATCCGGCTTCAAGTTCCACCCCCTAACGTCTTGTGTTTTATACGGAAGCTCGTTTTTGAACATCGCATTGTAGCTGCGCACTGCTTTTTCGTCGATTTCCACGTAATCTATCGCTTTTACTGGAATTCCCATGTTTCGTAATGCCACTCTCGGACTACCGATACCGCCGAATAGCTCCAAAATTTTCAACAATTAAATCACCTTCATTTAGTGCCTCCTAGAACGGGATTTCTTCTTCCGCGGCGTTCCCCATGTCATCAAAGGACTGGCCGGGTGCCGCCGCTTTGACGGATTTCGGCACGGTACCCACGTAATTTGCGGTAACTTCACTGTAATAGTGTTTATCGCCGTTTTTTTCATACGAGCTGGTAGTGAAACGGCCCATTACTACTACCCGGTCGCCTTTTAAGAGACTCTGCGCCAGATCCGACGACGGCGGCCAGTAAGTTACCGGCACGAACGACGTCATTTCTTTCGCCTGACCGTCCTTCCCCTTGTAAGTTTCTGAGCAGGCCACCGTCATCCGGACGAGGGTCTTCCCCGTCCGGGTCACGCTGACTTTCGGGTCACGGGCCAGATTGCCCATAAGCTGTACGTTGTTCAATTTACATTCCTCCTACCAACTGATAAGGATTTCTTGTGGATTAATGGCTACTTTATAGCCCATGCCGTCGATGGACTGCGCGACGGCAGCATCGACAGTGTCGTCGCCGCTTTTTTCAATCGCGGCGTAACATTTGCCATCTTGGCAGGCTCTATCAATCACGGTACGTATGCGTTCCATGCTCATGTCAATCAATCGGATCACCTCCTTTATTGAATGTTTCCGTATCCGTAAGCGTGTAAAAGTTCGGCTTGTATTCAGGATGCCGGTCGAGCCAGTGCGTAAAGGCTGCGTCTAAAATGTCCTCCAGGTCTTTCAAATCGCCGTCGGTAACGTCGGCCAGCCAGGTTTCTGCATATTCCCCGCCGTCGTCATAGGCCTGGTCCTGCAAATTGTCGATAAGAAAACTTGCAAATACACGGACATCCGGGACAAATTCTTTTACCCTTCCGACGGTAATGGTTTCGGCCCAGCCGCTTTTCGCTTCTTCCATACCGGCTTTGAGTGCGGCTTCTTTGGAATCAAATAAGTCCATGCAGGTGCAATCATCATCGTCGAGATAGTAGTTCCATTTATCAGTAGTCTGCATATGGCTTTCCCTCCTTATTTCAGTCCGTTTTGATTTTCTTTTAGCTCGGCATGCGTAATACGAGCATCGAGAACATTGATATATTTTCGCATTACACTCGCTTGCGAACTCATCAAATACCATTCTGTTTTGTCAAGCTGTCCGAAATGGGTGCGTAAGAAATTCATCAATTTTTCCTGCTTATCTGCGAGTTCTTGTCTTTCATTTTTCATTCGTTCGATATAAGCTTCCATCTGTTTCCCTCCTTAATCCACAAACACAACGTTCCCGTCGTGATCTACAAAACTTTTATGCAGTAAATCGTAGTCATCGCTCAGGCGGCTGATGTCCTCCAGCGTATTCACAACGTCGTCATATTCCATATTCATGCCGTCGTTCGTAATCGGCATATCATAGATATCCCAATATCTGGGGTATCGCCGATTACGCTTGAGTACATCCAGTTCAAATAATTCATCATGCTGGCCACGAGTGACGGAAGCCCCATAGCCATTCCGGAAATGAAATTCATAGTGTTCTCCGTCTTCATGGTATTCGTTACATGGTTTAAATTTTCCGAATTTCATGCTATCACCTCATTTTTCTACCTTTCTCCGCGGTTCCCACGGTAAATATCAACTGGGCCGAACTGTTTTTCATAAGCCGTCAGGGCCGGGTAATCAATCCCACATTCAACGTGCAGGCATTTCATGAATTCCCAGATAGGGACCTGGCTCTTTAGGACGGCGTCGATGTTGTCGTGGATATACTGCTGTAGATCCTGTAAGCGTTTCGCACCCCATTTGAAATCATGACGTAGTGAATGCAGCGTCACGATGACTGAGGCGGCCACGTGGTCCGTCACATACTTCCGCAAGCGCCAGTCTTTCGTCCTGCCTGTAATGAGCCGTTCCAGTCGCTGGGCGTCTCGCTCATTGAGGAAGCGGTCGAACCCGAAATGGTCGCACAGCTCATCCCGCCAGCGGATGGAAAACCCGTGTTCTTTCGAGTCGAGGTGTTCCCAGGCTTCATTGAGCTTTGCAAACCGGTTGCGGCCAAATCCGTACTTATCGTGCAGGGCCTGGTAGATGAGGGTCAGCCCCCAGTCAGCCCCGCTTTCGGCACCGACTGCATAGCGGTGTTTGGCTTTTTCGGCCCGTTTCTTTTCCATGGCCCGTGAAATATCATTCATCCTAATCACCGTCCCCGAAAATGTGTGCGCCGATGTCGGCCATTTCCGGATCATCCAGGATGTCGTCCGTCGGGGCCGGTTCCGAGTCCGCCTTCACCGTTTTCTTTGGGCGGCCTTTTTTCTTCGTATTTGCCGTTTTAACGGCCGCTTCGGTCTTGCGGCTATGATTTATCGTAAGGCTATGTAAAAACGTTTCCAGCTCGCAGTCATGCAGCCAAACCACATTACACATTTCTTCCACGCTCCTCTTCATTTTTCATTCCAGCCATCAGCGGCTGCGTCCTCGGTTTCCTCAAGCGGGCCGTGTGCCCGGCAATCCGGGCAGTACACGGTATACATGATCTGTGTTTGCCCCCTAATGAACCGCATCCGCTGCACTGAGACATCCTGACAGCCACAAAACGGGCAATCGTCCAGCATCCTTGTCTTCGGAACGAGGTCCCCACGGATGAGGCCGTATAATATGGCGTATGGGTCGATGAAATCATTGTCTTCGGGGATCACCTGTAGCTGGCATCCGTCGCGGTCCAGCTTGAAAACAGCGGTGGTCACGTAGCCTGTCAGGCCATCATAGACCCGGAACGGCTTATTAAGTTCTACGCCGATCCATTTAGCTACTTGCTCTAAAATATTCATGATTCTCTCTCCTTTTCTGCCGTCATTCCGGCATTTTCAGCCGGGCGGCCAAGCCATCTGTCAATTCTTTCACGCCGGCCAGGCCGGCATCGGCCAGGTACTTCTGATGGACCGGGACGCCGGAAGCGGCAAATTCTTTCACTTCTTCGACGTGGGCCGCTTCCGATTCATACGCTTTGCGGAACTGGGCCCGCAGAATCGCAGTGTCGTCCGTCGGCGTCTGGCAGATTTCTTTCCAGCCGAACCGGTCGACGACGCGCTGCGTCACCGGGTCGTCGAAGGCCGGCACGCCGGTATAGCCGACAGCGGCAATGGCCTTTTGGACCTTTCCCCAGGCTGTGGCGCTGTCGATGGGCTTGGTTCCCATAGCCAGCGTAGCCACTTTTTCCGAGGCTCGCCGGATTTCGGCGATGGTGGGCAAAAAATCGCAATGGTTGATGCAGTATTTGACCCCGGCCGACAAGGCCGCCGGCGGGATGTCTTTGAGCATCTCTACATAAAACCTCAAACGTTCTTCTGGCATATCATTTCGATACGCCAGTTGCAAAACCCCAATCGCTCTCAGGGTCGCTTCCTCTGCTGTCATCTTTCTTCTCTCCTTCTTGGGCTTGGTATTCCGCCATCAGGCGGTTCACGACGTCAATCGCTTCCTTCTTGCTGTTGCGAGGCGCTGATTGTGGCCGGACCGTGTTTTCATCGTCATAGCCATCAGCCTGCCAACTTTTCAAAATGCCGTGGATGTACGCCAAACTTCGTTTATTACGGGTAACGGCTCTGTCGATGGCCTTTATAACAGCGTCGCTGCCAAAATCTTCAATCATGGCTTTAAGCTTTTCTAGATCCATCTCCCCGGGCATGGGGTAGATGTTTTTTCTGTAAGCAGTGATGACGTCTTTCAAGCCGTCGTCGGATGCTCCAGTTTCTTTCTTCCTACTTTCTACTTTCTCCTCTCTATTCTCTTTACTCTTATCTCTATACTCTATACTCTTATCTCTAATCTCTACGTTACTTTGTAACGCCTTATTCGTTACATCTCCGTTACTTTGTAACGCCTTTTTCTTCTTGCGATACTTGCGAACGCGGGCAGCTGATTCTGATTCGCTACCGACCATATTCTTGACTTCTGGCATGACGGGTATCCCTTCTTGCGTTTCCTCGATAAGCCCCAGATGCTTAAAAAGGGATAATGCGACATTGACAGTATCAATGTCAAAGCCTGTTTTCTGGGAAATTTTTTTCGGCTCGTAAGGGATCGTCATATCTCCAATGGTTCTGATGAGCTCTCCCGATGTATTCGCCGTCAGCAAGCACATTTTGAGATATAGGAGAATATAAGCACTCCCGTTTTCCTGTTCCATCAGCCAGTCTATGGTTTCCTGCTGAAAGAAATTTTCTTTTAACTTAATCCAGTAAAAACGCTTGCTTATTTCAACCACCTTCTTTCGGCAACGTGTACCGGGATGCCGGTCTTGCTCATCACCGTATCGGCAAATACTCTGGCATCACCGTTATCGTCGCTCATGTGGAGCAGCCATATTTCACGGCACTTCCAGAGGTCACAGCTATCGAGCCATCCTATGACGTTCTCCAGCGCCATGTGGCTGTGAGCTACACGGTCGGCAACAGACTTATCCAGCTCCCCATCTGCTACGCGCTTCTTCAGGATTTCGTAGCTATGGTTACATTCAACCGCAGCGATATCGACACGTTTAAAGGCAAAATCCATGTAGTATGTGTCGATTGCAAAGACAAGCACTTCGCTTTCCGGGGAAATGACCATGAATCCAGCCGGTTCGGCCGAGTCGTGGTGAGTCGGGAAGGCGATGATAGAGGCTCCGTTTTCAAGATAGGCAGGACAATAGAACTCCAGGCCATGGTATTCACTGGCTTTCAGCCCGATAGCTTTCGCCGTTCCATCAGTCATATACAGGTCGATGCTGTGCAGGGCCATCTGCCTGGCTGACTTCGAGTGGTCTTTATGCTCATGACTCACTAGGCATGTGCTTATGTCACTCAGTCGGAACGGCAGTTTCACAATCTCCGACATCGGCAGTCCACACTCAATCATGATCTTGATGGGATGCTCAGCGCCGGCAGTGACAACATATAAGTTGCCACTGCTCCCGCTAGCATAGGATACAAACTCAATCATGACTGAATCATCCAATCAGGTACATCTTCTTCCGATTCATCGGTCTGGGCAGGCTTTACCGGATCTGCCGGCTTATCCTTCTGAACGGATTTCTTAGGTGCAGCCTTCTGCTCGACGGCCTTTGGCTCTTCCTTTACTTCGACGTGTTCGGCCTTCACGTCGATGGTCTTCTTGTTGGCATGCTGCTTGATTTCTTCTGCCGGGATGTCTACGGTCTTTTCGCCGATGTCTTCTACTTCATCCTTCGTGAGGCCCATACTGATTTCCGGGGCCGTCGTGCGGATGAGGAAGGTTGCTGAGCGATAGCGCAACATCAGGTCAGGCATGGTCTGCCACTTGCTACCCTTCTTCTGATACCAGCCTTCGTCTTTCGCCATCTGAATATCTACGACTGGGCCTTCCAACACAACACCGGTACGAAGATCCGCCGACATGGCTTTCATACCGTAACTGTCCGTGCCCTTCTTGCCAACCGTTTCATAATGAATGGGTTCAAAGCGGCCACAGCTGTTGAATGCGGCAATCATGAACTGTGACGACCAGGCGGGCCGGCCATACACGATGTACATGTTCTGCATGACCATGATAGGCGACATATTGAGACGATGTGCCATTTCTACGGCAATCGCACAGTTACCGATATTGCCTGCAAACGCCTGTTGAGGGACCAGGGTAGACTGCGAAAACATATTCGCAATCCGCTGCAGGGCTTCAAAGCCGGAAATCGTGTCGAATCCTACCGAGGCGGCGGGATTCTGTGTCATAGCGTTGTTTTGTCTTGTTGTTTCCATAATTTATGCTCCTTCCTGTTCTTCGAGATGAACATGAAGTCCATCTTCTTCAGTGACTTTCAGCTGAATCATCTGCATCCCGATATCCGGGATATTATTGATGCTTTCAGCATTATCTACGAACACCGGGCACTGGATGCCGGCGTGTTCTGCAATGGCCCTGGCAATGTCAAGGTTCGTCGTGATACGGCTGGCAGTATTGGCGGCTGTCATCGGCACACCTTCATGATTCAGTACTTCACAACACTGGCTGATGCCTCCGTTTATCTGCTTCTTATACATGCAGAACCGGGCATAGCGGAATACGCTGGCTACCTTCTGTTCCATACTGTCCACCATGGCTTTCACCACGGATTCCATACCGGCCTTCACATCAATCAGGTCGTCGTACTTGCGGGCTACTTCTTTCTGCTGCCTCTTCAGCTCGTCGATTCGCTTCAACGCGTTTTCCCTCAGCTTCCCTCCAGAAAGCTTTGTATTGACGACATTGATTTCTTTATTCAAACCGTCCAGCGTTACCCGCAAGTCATCTAAAGCGGTCTGGCTTCCTGTCCTGGCCTCATCGATTTGGACTTCTACAATGGTGATTTCATCTTCGATAGCATCCATTTCAGGGCTGTTTTGAGCTTGCTTCAATCTGGTTTCCAGCAGTTCGATATTGACGTTTGTGGCATCCATTTCATTTAAAGTGACATTCAATAAATCTTCTTTAGCAGACAGCATGCTAGAGAGATCTTTGATGCGTTCCATCGTCATCTTTCCATCATGCCCAAATTTACTGAGTTTTTCTGCTTTTTGCAGGTTGAACCGCTCAACGGCTTTATCTTTCATTTCCTGTGGCAGGTCCTGGCCACAATACGGGCAAGTGTCTTTGGGTTCATATGTCAGGTTCTTGATTTCCTTCCATTGCTGTGCAATTTGCTTATTCGCTGTTTTTGTGCGTTCGATATCTGCCTTAATGGACGAGATTTCTGATTCACGCTTTTCCTTCCTGGCTCGCTGGTCATTGCGGATACGGTACATCTCATCGAGTTCTTTTCTGTCGTCCATCATGGATTTGATTTCCAGGCCCTTTTTCTTTTCCTTCAGCGACAGCAGTTTTTCGCGAAGCTCAGCCGAGGTATCGCCACCTTCTTCCAGGCGTGAAATCTTGCCAAGAAGAGCTGCCTTACTTTTCTCAAGCTCATCAAGCTTTGCGCTGAGTGCGGTAGTATCGATTTCTGCCGGAACAGTCTTAGTCGCTTCATCGATACGGACAGGAAATTCTTCAAGAGACTTATTCGTCGATGTGATTTCATGGGATATCGCGTCCAGGGCTTCATTAATGCCGCCGTAGGTATCTATGTACCTGGCTATAGAGGCATCGTCTACCTCCGGCATTTGTTCGCCACCTATGAGCTCTAACAAGGCCTTGCGCCGTTTCTTCGTTTCCAGCTCCGTGAACGACTGCGGTCGGCCTACCATCGATAATGTGTCGCCTCCAATATGCTCGATGTTCTTGCTATAGACGCTGGCACTTGTCGGCATGCCGTCAATGAAATATTTCGTGCGATGGCCGCTCATTTCTTTATTTTCAGATCCGCGTTTCTTCTTCCATTCTTCATAGAAAACTTTCTTGAGAATCTTCGGCTTGCCATCTACATCAAGAGTAGCTTCTACGCTGTGTTCAATGCCACCATCTACGGCCTGGTTTCCACTTTCGTCAGACAGTTTGATAGTATCTTCTACCTTGCGTCCGTCTGCATATGTCGTACCGTTCACGATCCACAGATATGCGTCGGCAATCGTGGTCTTGCCGCAGGCGTTCGGGCCGGAAACGACAGCGCTTTTACCGTCAAAACTTACATCCATTTCTTTGATGCCTTTGAAGTTACGCAGGCTCATTTCAACGAGTGCAATCATAAAATCAGCTCCTTTCTGCAATGCGGAAATCCTGTTCATAGCAGAAGCGGCCGAATTCGTCGATGAGGGTATTCAGCGGCAGGCCGGTGTTGTCCGCCATGCTAATCAAGACTGCGTACATCATGCAGTAGACTTCCAAAAGGGTTCCGTTTACCGATACAGCCGGTGTTGTGCGTCCTTTTCCATTTCCCTGCTGCTGAACCTTTTCGATGTCGATTTTAGGGGTAAATACAATTAAGTTGGTATAGTCATTTCTCTTAGCGAAATCTTGCAAATCTCTGCACCTTTCGTAGAATTGGGCTTCAATCTTTTGATTCTTCATGGTTTTTCTCTCCTTTTTCGGGTATAATAATGGTAAGTGTTTTTGTATGTGGCCGTTGTCTGGTAGCTCAGGCAGCGGCCATTTTTAGTAGCGAATGACGATTTTCTGCCCCGGCGTCAGTGTACAATCATCATCCAAATCATTGTTGATTTGGAGTTGATACACGATTTCGCGGACGTCGATACCCTGTTCATCGGCAACCGGGCGGGCAATATCCCAGACCGTTTCGCCTGGTTCGACGATGTGAATCCGGGCCGTTTCCGCGGAAATGGTTTCCGCTTTCGTCCAAGGAGTTGCGCTGCCGAGGTACAGCCCGATACCAAAGGCCATGGCGATAGCCAGCCCCGCTCGAATCATCCGGAAGCGCGGTTTACGCTTTTGCCTGGTCAACCCATGTTCGTAAATCTTCATGGTCTTCATTCGACTTTCTCCTTTCTTCGTATTCAAATTGGCTCATATTCGCCGACAGCTGGCTGATGAAGGCCCGGCACCGCTCCAGCTCCTGCTGGGTCCGTGCCAGCTCATCCTTGAGCCGTCTCCATTCAAATGGGCTGTGCGACCAGTCCTTCGAATCGATTCCTTCTAGATCTAGCACGGCTTTCATGCTGTATCTGACCCCTGGAAGCTTGAGCCGCTTCAGCAGGCCGTCCTGCTCCATCTTGGTGATGGCGGCCCGGCTCAAAGCCCATCTTTCCATGAGCTCGTTCATCGATATAACCGGCTTCATGTGATTCCCTCCTTGAACTCTAATTTTTTGTATCTTTTAAAGATACTTCATCAGCAAAAAAAATATCTTCGATGCTCTTGTTTAAGATAGATGAAACTTTCTTAGCGTCATCAAGAGAGAATTTTGTACTCCCGTTCTCTTTCTTGCTATAAGCACTCTTCGTTTCGAGTCCAAGAACTTCGGCCATATCTTCACATGTAAGGCCTTTTTCTTTTCTTAACGCTCTAAGTCTTTCAAACATCTTATCACCCCCCTATCAAATGTTTCCTCTTGGGATACTTAAAGTATACGAGTTATTTTGTATCTTGTCAAGATATATTAAAAGTAAAATTTCCAATTAGGAAACTTCCATTGAGTATCTTTAATGGAAACATTATAATTTACATAGAATCGTTTTCGGATACTTTATATAAAGGTCAGGTGATAAATCGATGAACAGAGTTAAGGAATTGCGAAAACAAAAACATATCACACAGGAGGAATTAGGGAAAGTGCTCGATATCCAAAAGGCAGCCATTTCTAAATATGAAAATGGTCGTGCAGAACCAAGCACAGAAGTACTCAAGAAGATGTCCGCCTATTTTGGCGTATCTATTGATTATTTGCTCGGCAATTCTGCATCAAAAGAGCTTCCCGACTCCAACCTTCCACCGCTTACACCGAAAGATGAACGGGACATAGCGCGTGATCTTGAAAATATGATAGAATCACTGGACGGATCCGCGGCCATGGGAAATGCTGAAGGCGACGAAGACCGTGAGCTATTGCGGTCCTCCTTGGAAACGGCCATGAAGATAGCGAAACGGACCGCAAAGAAGAAATTCACACCGAAAAAATATCAGAAATAAGTTATTCTTTAAAGGTGGTGATGCTCTATGGATGTAAAAAAAATCGCCGTACAAACGGCGAAAAAATATCAAACATGGAACCCATATGAAATTGCAGAGGCTCGCGGCGTACAAATCATATATGCTCCGCTAAAGTCTATTCTCGGCTATTACACAAAATATAAACGGATTCAATGCATCATTCTGAATGACAATCTTCCATCCCATTTGCAACGCTTCGTCTGCGCCCACGAGCTCGGCCATTCCATCTGTCATACCAATTTGAATACGCAGTGGCTGAGAAAAAACACCCTGGTATCGACAGACAGAATCGAACGGGAAGCCAGTACATTTGCCGTCGAACTGCTATTGCCTGATGACCTCATCCGGGAATATCCCGAATACACCCTCGAACGCCTAGGGAAAATAGCCGGAATACCTCTTGATTTATGTTCTTTGAAGAAGTTTTATTGAATTACGAAACTATATAAATGAGGTGAATATTATGCACATTTTTTCGGGTCTTATCGCGCTGCTTGCGCTAGGTCTACTGATTTTCGGATTTATAAAAAAGGATACATTAAAATCGCATCAATCTGAAGCCAACTGCACATTCAAGCAATATGTCTTGAGCTGCCTTTTCTTCCTTGTTTTGGGAGGAATCTGCTTCATTATAACTGATTCCCCAAGCGAATCTAACAACGCTCCGGCGGTACAATCAACCACACGGGAACAGCAGAGTACAAAACAAGCCAAAGATTCCGCCAATACGCCGGCAGAACAAATCGAGCAAATTTGTCGACAAAAAGCAGGAGACAAACACTTTACTAAAGTTGAAGTCAACGAAGACATGTCTAAAGAAAATTTTGGTAAAGGGAAATTAATTGTTTTGCCTTATGTTAAAGACGAAGCAGGATTCCGGCAAACTGGTTTCGCATTGTCTGGGGAAATTATCCGAGCCCTCTATGAATCTGGGCTGCCGATTTCGGATGTCACCGTCTTCATCCAAGATATGAGCGGACACACAACGATGAAATGCACTATGAATGAACGAACAGCAAAAAAAACCAATTGGGATACTGTATCATATAAGCATTTTGATAAATACCTGGACGACCTCTGGATGATTCCGCAACTGCGTAAATAGTCGCATAGCTTCAGTATCGTAATATTCAATTTATTGCATTTTTCGTTTAATAAAAAATCCCGGTACCGTGCTGGAACACGATACCGGGATATGCCGCAGGTGCTGGAACACCTACGGCGCTGTAAATCTACACACACGACTACGGGGGCTGATTTACGCTATCAGTATATCACATCAGCCTCCCTTTACGCAAAGGAGGTTATTTTTATGACTGATTTAACCTATCATTTTTCGTACCGCGAAAAAGACCGCGGCTGGCAGGTCATCTTGTCGTATAAAGACCAGGCGGGACGCTGGAAGCAGAAATCACGCCAGGGGCTGGCCACCAAGAAGGCTGCCAAAGCCGCAGGCGAAAAGCTCCTGGCCGACGTACTGGATGCGATGAAGAGCCAGCCCATCGCGCCGGAGCTCGTCGACATCTCCCTGGCCGAATTTGCCGAATACGTTTTCCGCAGCCGCAACCTGACGTATAACTCCGTCCTGGCCTATCGCTACGCACTGAAGAATTACGGCCCGAAGGTTCTGGCCATGCCAGTCCGTAAGATCACCTATCTGGACATCCAGCAAGCGATGAGCAACTGGCAGTGTGCTGATGCCAGCTACCAGCTCTATGTAACCTGCCTCAAGATGGTCCTGTCCTACGCTGTCGAGCCCTACCATCTCCGGCAGGATAACCCCGCCATTCACTTGAAGCCCAGGAAGCTGAACCGCCGGCACAAGATCCGGGCGCTGACGCAGGACGAATTTGACCAGCTCATGAAAAGCATGAAGTCCCGCCCGATAAAGTACTATGCCATTTGTGCCATTGCCGGGTACACGGGGATGCGCTTGGGCGAAATCCTAGCTCTTACCTGGAACGACGTAGATTTACAAGAGCGTCAAATCAGTGTTACCAAGCAATATGGCCGAGTTGGGCATAAGAAGCGTGGGATCATGAACATCAAAAACAAGGCCGCCGGGCATCGTGTCATCCCAATTCCGGCCAAGCTACAGCAGATCCTGTTGGAGTATCGCCATGCCGAACCTCGGCAAATAAACGGGCAGCTGTTCCCACGCACGATGCTGCACAGTGCGCTGGAAACATATATAAAGAAAATCGTTCCGGACGCATCTATCCATAGTCTGCGTCACACCTATGCAACGATGCTGCTAGCCAACGGCACCGACATTAAGACCGTGGCTGCCCTTCTCGGCGATACCGTCAATACCGTTTTGAATGTCTACGTGGATTACACAGACGACATGAGACGGAAAGCCGCGCAATCGATTGAAAAAATTTTTGCGTAG